TTCATATCGGAGACCATGATAAAACTAATTCAAGTATTGAATGTTTGAATACGCTAAGAGACGATTATCTTGACGACAATCAACAAATAATCATAGGAGAAGAAAAACCGAAATTTCATAAAAATTTCTTTGAAGAGGAGATGAAACAATCTTCTAATTTCATTTTTTTTGAATCGCCTATCAAAAACTATGAAAACTATGGAAACGTCAATAAATACGTGGAAGGGTTGTTATATATATGTTGTGTAATATTAAATTGTCAAGCTCTCGGAGGAACATGCATAATTAAAGTGAATGATTTATGCCATAAGCCAATAATTGACATCTTATTTATTTTAGCGGGCTTGTATGATAAAGTATACGTAATCAAACCGAATGTTCTTAATATTTTTACATCTGAGAGATTTATCGTGTGTAAAAATTTTATTAATATCAAAGAAAATAAAAAATGTATGATTTTTAAGGAAGTATTTAAAAATTTTGAAGTAGATGGCGAACACTTGTTAAGTGTTTTGCCTTACGAACTTCCATATTATTTTTTGAATAAAATAGAAGAGTCTAATATTATTATAGGACAACAACAATTATACATAATGGATCAGATGTTAAGTGTTATTAAAAATAAAAACGTAGACGACAAATTAGAGACGATCAAAAAAATTAATATTCAAAAATCTATACAATGGTGCGAAAAATATAAAATTCCATACAATAAGTTTTTGGATAAAATTAACATTTTTCTTCCAATTGATTGCGATGAATTAGTAGAAAATTCATTACTCGCTTAGTTGTTCACTTGATCACCTACTTTTCTATTGAATTGTAAAGTTTTTGTTGGCATGAATGGATTTTGATGCTTATATTTGATACATAAACGTTTAGGGTCATCACAAATTTTGGAAGATTTGTTGCGATATACGGGATTATATACGAGGGGATTGTTTGCTAATCGTTTGTTTACTGTTATATTCGTCTTTATGGTGTCAATGGATCTTCTTAACATTGCCGCGCTACTTGACACACCACCCTGTGTGGCGAATTTCTTATTACTTGGTTTATAAGCAACCAAAGAACATTTATCTTGAGCAGATTTAGGGTATTCAAGATTATTCGCATTTCCTCCTGAATTTGGATGACAATTTGCGCGGTACATATTAGGTTGCGTGATTTCGGCGGATTTGAAATTGAATGCGCGTTGATCGTGCGTCATGCATCTATTTTCCCGATATTGCTGAAGTGTCTGGAAATATGTATTTGGTAAAACGGACGTGGATGATCTAGATCTGTTCAATGCTTTTTTCTCTGGATTAAAGCAATTTTTTAAAAACCCGGTTGTGTTAGAACCATTTGAATCAGAAAATGGTGTCTGTGAGAGAAAAGTCGGATTGTCTGTCAAAAAACTTTTATTTGGATAGTAATCTGAAACTATTTTTTCACCAAGGTTACAACCGACAGCTGAGAGAGAAGGGTTATTTGCATTAGCAAATGAGTTTGGTATTATTGTGAAGGACCCTGGGCGGTCCATCAATTGTCCAACCGATGTCGCGCTACTTGATGAAACAACCATTCTATTATTTATAAAATTGCTTCCTTTGCGATAATGTTTCATAGGTCGCGGTAAAAACTGAGTTTGTCTAGGATAAATGTTGGAGTTTGGATATCTTTTCCCTCCGCTTATATCACAAATTCTGGTCGGTATTGCTGCATTGTTTGTAGGGTCTTTATTAGTGAGTGGACGAATATTTTTTGATATAACAGCCGATGGATTCACTCCTTTCCAGCTTTTAAAACCACCTAAATACATTCTGTTATTATATGAGCCCATTCCTTGTGGATACATTGTTGGATGTGGTGATGCCATTTTATAGTATATGTTTATATAATTTACGAAAAATAATCCTTATATATATCAACAATGCGAAATTTACAAATGACATATCTTATATATTTTTTATTGGGATTTTTTGTTATCTTGATTGTATACCAATTTCTTAATCGCGGAATTAGGGAAGGGTTGATTGCGAAAAATCCTTGTATCGGGACAGGATGTAGTTATTCTACTGATGATGCTTTTCAAGATTTAACAGAACAGGATTCACGAATAACCAATTTAGAAACATTGCTAGATAAAAATTCAAAAACAATTGCAGATTTGTTAAAAAAGGCAAATAGTGCGGTTGGTGGACAAAGTGCAGGAAAGGAAAGTTTCCTTGTATCACAAAAAAATCAAAAGTATACTGAAGATGATGAAAATGCTGATGTCTTGAATCAAAATAAACGTATCTTATCTTTACAGATTGGTGTGAAAAAATGTATTTTAGACATAGCCGAAATTAACAGAAAACTAAATACGCCTCCTACCAACACTTATTCTGAACCCGAAACGGGAAATAGTTTGGTATTACCTAAAAATTATGCGAACAACAAGGAAGAAATTGTGGCTCATGAAAAAGCGATTACAGTGTTGGAGCAACTAGTTAAGGAAAATGCTACGGATATTGATGAAATACAAAATCAAATTAAAAAAGAAGTGGATAAAAAAACAGAACTTATTAATAAAATCACAGCTTCGCCACCACCAACATTGACCGGATTAAAATGAGATTTCTTGGTTCTATTACAATAATTTGATAGTAAAAAAGTATTCACTATATATAACAAAATGTCAAATATATTCCAAGACGTATTAAAAGATGTTGGGGCGGTTGAACAAGAATTATTAGGACCCAACTATGAATATTGGAAACAAATTAACTCTCCTGCAGAAATGGGAATGTCTGATAATGGCGACCTCCAGACTCTGGCAAACGATATCGGTGGGTTGGTTAATTATGTGGAATTATTGGTAACTGGACAAAGTCCAGCATCTAAAACTGGTGGTCCTTTAGGAAATAAATTCTTCTTGAAAACTGGTGGAAAATGCAATTCTAACCCCGATTCTTCGGGGGAAGCTGTTTTACAAGACCGATATATTTATGTTAATCATGTCCCGGACGGAAATATACCTTTTATATCCTCCGCCATGGGAACCAATTTTACGGATTTTGAGGGGCTTATTCCGGGTGCAATGAGTGATTTGAATACCCTAAACCCATTTGGGATAATGCAAGCATTTATGGCAGGAACGAACCCCCCTTGCCAAGAAATTACGCTTCAAACAATAGACGTGAATAATAATAGTGGCACCGAAACTCACTATGTCACTACAGTGGACATCAATAATCAAAAATTAGTGGGTTTGAAACAAGGATTTACAAATATTCACGGTGATGATGCGGAAATTAAATTACCCGACGATATCATTATGCAATTGTACTTGGCTTGCTTGGGAATTGTTGGAATATATATATTATATTGTTTGATGAAACGTAATAAATAATGGGTTTTCTTTACAAAAAATACATTATTTCCTTGATTTTCTGGATTTTCTAGATTTTCTAGATTTTCTGCCACCCTTGGCGGAACCATAATGTGACGGTTTCTGATAGGCAGTAACAACAGAACCCCCGCGATGTTTGCGTCTTTTACCACCACGATCCGCGTAATTATACCGCGCATAACGATCGTAGATTTCATCGGGAACACCGTTCTCATCAACTGACGGCTTGGCAACTAACGGTTCGGCGACTGACGGTTCGGCGACTGACGGTTCGGCAACCATCGGTTTAACTAAAACCGGTTGATATTCCGGCGTTGTTTTCTTGAATGGATTATAACTGGACAAATCAAAACCAAACATTCCGCCACGCTGTTTCACTCTTCTTGTTTTTCTTGGCATCCCTATATTATAATAAAAGAAATTAACTACAATAAAACTTTTATCAAGCCTTTATTTTTTCCCAGCAAACTTGATTAATTCAAACGCCGCTAAAGCACCCGCAATTTCCGCAACAATATAAGGAATAATGTCGCTGCTAGATATTTTCCCGGTAGCCATCAGCGCCATTGCCACGGCAGGATTGAATGCGCCACCAGAAATAGCGCCGCCTAACAAAATCGCAACGGCTAGAGCAGCACCAATCGCCAAATAATTTCCCGTGGATAAAACAATAAATACTAAAAACAGGGTTCCTAAAAACTCAACAAGATACTTATTCATATAATATATAGAAAGGTTAAAAGATTTTTCTTCAAGAGACAATAAAAATTACAAAGAACCTTTCAAAGAACCTTTCAAAGAACCTTTCAATATGTTGACCGTGTTCCTAAAACTCCGCCCGCACCAACAACATTTACTGTGTGCATTGTTGCTTTATTGAATATAGACCCTTGTTTCGCAGGCGCAACTGTTCCGCCACCACGTATCATTCTAAGTCTTGACTTGACATCATTATTATTAAAATTTTTATAAGACAAATTAGCATCCGTGGGCAATCCTACTTTATAGGAACTTTTTCCCACCGCCTCACTTCTTCGCGTAGCGATATGGAGAGAAGACGACTGGGGCGCTATATATTTCGTTGACTGAGAAACTAGATAACTACGATGTGTAGCGGAATTAGATTCGCGCACTGGTGGTTGATTAGGAATATTTTTTATTCCCGTTTCTCTCGGATAACGAAGATTAGAATTGGTTCTTATATATTGATGTCTAGAGTTGGAAAATTCACTAGCCCCATTCGCAGGATAAAACTGTGGCGGATTAGGTCTTACACCGCTAAGAACGCCTAAATTATGTGGTTGCATTTGACCCGGAGTTTGTCTTGAATTTAAGGGACCCGTCACAGCAGAACCCACATATCCGTTCCCGAAACCAGTTGTCCCGTTTTGTTTAAAAGCTATAAATGACATATATATTATTTCATATATTATTATTTACGAAATAATATGCTCATGTTTAATATCGCTTTACCGCTCTTAATGCCACATAGGAGCCATTGCTCTGATCGCCACCATACGTGGTATCATTCTTTTTACTAGTATAATTATTACTCACAGCGCTCTGTTTTCTAAAGCGAATATAATCTGAACTATCATATACGTATTTAGTGTTGCATGTAGAGGCGGGGACACCCGTGCCATCACAGGCGCTTTTATTGGTACCCATTGGTCCTTTCAATCCATACAAACCTGCTCTTTTCTGTGAAACTTGATTAGATCCACCACACGAATAATATTTACGACCCAATAAATCCCCGGCATTATTTACGGCACGAAATGGACCAACCGCCGGACGTTTTCCCGCTTCTAATAACTGAGTGTTATATTTGGTGTTCCACGCCTGTCTTAAATTCACGCGAATTTGCTCAGTCTCGTAATCACGCTCCGAGGTCTGTAACTGTGTCGGGATAAAACCACGTATTACATTCCCGGGTTGGATTTTTGCGTTGAATCCAGAAATAGGTGCCATATATTATAGTTTAATATTTTTATTTCTTTTGAAAAGCTTTATTATATAATATACGTAGTATACATAATATACATAGTATATGCCATTCTCTAAACAACACTTATTTTTTACGATGATTCTTCTTTTTCTTGTTGATTCCGTATTTCTTTTCACGTTCAAAAACTTTTTCGGCGAGCAGATAAAACGGGTGCAAGGCTCTAAATTAGAACTCCGCGTCATTCCTGCCATCCTATGTTATCTTTCTCTTGGTTTTGGACTTTACTATTTCATCATCAGAGAGAAAAAGCAATTGATAGATGCATTCCTTCTAGGAATTTTAGTATATTCCGTCTATGAGATGACCAATCTCAGCACCTTGAAAAATTGGTCCCCATTGACATCCTTAATAGACACATTATGGGGTGGCACATTATTTACCATAATAACCGCAATTATGTATCGCGTTATTTAGGACAATGTGTTTTTATCAATCGCCACCTCTTTTGAAACCTTCCTCAGAATTTTGCTGTACTCTTTTTCTCGTTCTTCCTTCGTCTCTGGTCCGCTGTTCTCGTATAATATTTTGGTATATATATCCATTTTTTTTGAGGAAGAGTCGCGATAATCTGGATTTTCCTTTTTCCAATCAACACTTTTCATGAAATTTTTATGTGCGACCCCCTTTATCGCCGAAATAAACAAGGTATTTTCTTTATCGTTTTCCCATATATCCTTGTCTTTAATATACATCGTTTCTCTCTTGACATCACTGCAATGCATAGGACGTTTTATTACTTCCGTATTTTTCAAATTGTCAATGAGTATTTTGCTGATTCCCTCGGCATATCCTAATAACCCCACATTCTCAAAATCCTCAAAGCTTATCTCTAAAGATTTGATGAAATCCGTTATGTTCATCGCATCTTTACACTTTTCGTTCAAGAAAAAATTCAGGTTGAAATTATTATTATTTGTTGTGTTGTGTGAATTTGTGTGGGTCGTGTTTCCTTTTTCTTTTACCAACTCAAATAATTGTTGCTGTAAATCCTGATTGCTCTTCATGACCTCCTTGAACATAGATGCCATCACCTCTATTTGGTTTGAAGAGTTATCTGTTGCGGCAGGACATTGTTTTTCACTGCATTTTTTTTTGTGACGCCACAATCCTGAATAATATTTGTATTGTTTTCCACAAGAACAGAATGAATCCGCAAAGTTAAGGGATTTTTCGGACTTAATTGTTATATCTTTTTTATATCCTTCCGTGTTTTTTAAATGTTTTGATGTGGTGGCGTGCTTTTTGTAATCTTTTTTGTTACTTGTTTTGTAGTCACATAATTCGCAGAAAAAATAGGGGATTTTTGGGACATTTTCCATATCATTATATGATATTTTAATTTTGTCCCTAAACCTTTTTCCAGAAATTGTTATTTTTTTGAAAAAAATTTCAGTGTCATTTTTTTTCATCAAAAATCCAAATCCGCACCATTATGGTGTAAATTCATTTTTCAAAAAGGTCGGCCAACTTTTTCTCAAGACTTTTTTCAGAAATCCGTTTTTGGACATTTATAAATGTCCATTTTCACTTTTCCAAAAAAACTTTTGAGAATTTCGTCGCCCTTATATATTATTTCCCAAAAGGACTTAAAGAAATTCTACAAAAATTTGATTTTTTTCGCGAGAGAGAATATAGAATGTTTTCCGGAAATATTTCCAATTTCGCAAATATGAGAGACTACTTACCGATTTTGAATGGTGCGATTATTACCGATTGCATCGTGATATTACGCTTATCTTTAGGTCAAATAAAGTCCAATTCACTCCGAAGTTGGTATCATAAATACGGAATTTCTGGTGTTTTGACAGATGTTCTCAGTATTGCCATTGGAGTCTTGATTACTCGGTTTATATATCCTATGATTTTTGGGAAATATTCTCTCATTTATTTTTTGGGATTGGCAGTTATTGTGCAACTTGTTCATGATTTGACATTTGCTTATTTTTTCAATCGCGTGCCAAGAGGGCGCAGTCAAATTTTGGACACCTTTAAAGATTATGCAAAGGAAATGGGTTCGGTTATATTATTAGCAGACGCAGCGATGGTAGTTACGACTATTTTGTTAGGAACACTGTTTTCACAGATGAATCAAAATAGTAATATGGTTTTGTTTATTGTTTTATTATATATGGTTCCTTATTTTTTGTATTCTGTGTAACAAAACTTAAAAGCAATTAATTAGTTTTATATATAATTATGAGTTCTGACTTGTCAGCTTTCAAAGATGGTCTTATAACAGTCCCAATTTCTGTAGGGGAATTATATGACAAATATAGTATATTACAAATCAAACAAAATATGATAACTGATGTCGCGAAATTAAAATCTGTAAATAAAGAACTGAATTATTTATCGGGTTTTGTTAATAAACTAACCTTGGACCCGATATTACAGAAAAAAATGAGAGAAGTGAATGAAAAATTGTGGAAAATTGAAGATGACATTAGAATAAAAGAGAGTCGTGGTGAATTTGACGCAGAATTTATTGAGTTGGCGAGGTCGGTTTATAAAACAAATGATGAAAGGTGTGTTATTAAAAATAAAATCAACTCATACTTTAATTCAGAATTAAATGAAGTCAAGAGTTATGTTTCAATGGACAAACCAAAAAAAACAGACATCGTTGAAGAATTATCAAACCTTGGAAAAAAATGTGAAATTGGTGGTAAATTCAGGGAAGCTATTCAATATTATGAAGAATTAATAAAAAAAACGACGGATGTTTCTGTTTATGGAGTACACGTGAATCAACTTGGCGTTTGTCATAATAACATTGGTGAATTTGAAAAAGCGATAGAATACTTCAAAATGATTCTCAAAATTAAAAATGATATTCCCGAGATATATAACAATATAGGAAATAGTTATGTAAGCTTAAAAAAATACAAGGATGCAGAGATTAATTTTTTAATTTCCTTAAAAATAATAGAAAGCGATTGCACAAATATTTCCCTAGCCAATCTCTATTTTTACATGAAGGATTATGAAAAATCACTCGTTTTTTATAATAAAGTACCCTATGAAAATTTAGGTCAATTCATTTATAATTTATCTTTTTCTCATTTGGGAAAGAAAGATTTTATCAAAGGATTTGAATTATACGAAAATAGATTGATTCATGATAAAATATGCCGCCAAACTGGCAAACCAACACGCGTAAGCATACCGCAAATTCCGAATTGGAATGGTAAAGCCCAATGTAATCATTTATTGATTATATACGAACAGGGAATTGGGGACAACATTCAATATTATAGATTTCTCATTCAGTTTGCGAGAGAAAATCCGCAAATGAAGATTACCTATTTTGCTAAAAATACGGTCGCTGACATTTTAGAGAAACCGTGTGAAAACATTGATATTGTAAAACAGTTATCGGAAACTGGGAGATACAACTATAAGATTTATATAATGTCGCTTCCGAATATTTTAAAAATCAACGAAATTTCTCCTATTACAGAATCATATATAAATATAGACGAAAAGAACAATTTGCAGTGGAAAAATGTATTGTCTTCAATTTCAGGATTTAAAGTAGGATTTGCGTATAATGGGTTATTGTCGTCTTTTATTGAGAAAAATGTAGACATTGAGGAATTCGCAAAATTGTCATCCGATGTTAATTTTATTTGCCTTCATAAAATGTCAGAAGTTGAATCCGATGTTAAAAAAATGGAAAAAAAAAGTAATTTTCATTTTTTTGATATTGATATTGATGAGGAAAAAAGTTTTCAAGACACTATCGCAATATTAAATAACATTGATTTATTAATTACGGTAGATACCGCGATTGTTCATTTAGCGGGAGTTATGGGAGTAAAAACCTGGCTCCTTCTGGGATACGGTTCCGATTGGCGTTGGTTTAATGATGACTATTGTTCTTGGTACAATTCGGTTGAACTGATAAGAATGAGAAAAAACGTTGAACTAAAAAATGTAATGCCCGTTGTTAAAAAGAAACTTTTAGAAATTTTGTAAATATATAATCGTTACTGTATAATACATTTTATCAATAACATTAAGTGAATTTCATTTCCGCAAAATATTCTTTAATCGTTCGTGTCATCATTTCTTCGCAGAAATATTCATTGTATAGTTCAATGCATTTTTTACTCATTCTTTCTATTTTTTCAATATCGTTTGTTTTGAGGTAAGTAAGATAATCGTATAATTCTTCAATATCTTTTTCTTTCCAGATGATTACATAATTGTTCCAATCGTCTTTAATGTTTGGAAGAACTAGCGTATCTGCCAGTATTACCGGAACACTTCCAAAGCTAAGTGATTCCCATATTCGGATGGAGTTTGGTCCGCTGCCGGATGGACAAAGTGTAAAAACTGACTTCATTAATAAATCTTTATATTCTAATTCATATTCCGGATTTGTTTGTTTTCCCGAATAGACGACTTGTTGATAGTGCCACTCTTTTCTTTTAACAATATAACAATCTTCATAATTTTTAAACAATTCAAATATTTTTACGCGTATGTCTGAAATATAGCACTTTGGGTCATATTGTCCCACAAAATTTGTTAAAAAAATCCTATCTTTAATAGGAATAATACATTCTTTACAATTTTGTGATGGGTATAATGATAAAGGAATTATTTTAATATCGTGTTGTTCTTCCAATTCTTTGCAGTAAATATCAGCATGAGGTGAAAATATGTACTTTATTTTTAATTTTAAAAAAAAATCAATATAATTTTTGAAATGAATATGCTGGATAACTGTAAAATACTCGCAATTGTTATCTACATTTGCATTTTCTAATAATGAGTGCAGACTTTTGTCCTTTTTCCATTTATTATCAACTAATGTAGCCCACGGAAACGCAAAATAATGAAATGGCACATTTTCGTTATTTTTGAATAGGTCAAAACACATTTTTTCCGTTATTACCGGTTCTTGCCATTCATTGTCGTAATAAAAAACATTATAGTTATTATTCTTTACACAATTTATTTTTTTTTCCATTATAATAATGATTTTTATTTTTTTAAGCCGTTTAACATTTTACACCTTTGAGAATTTTACACCTTTGAGAATTTTACACCTTTGAGAATTTTACACTGACGAATATTTAAATCCGCTTTGTTTGAGGCATAAAAATCATCTATCGCTGGCGTAGAGATTCAAGATTTCAAATACTTTATTTTGCTAAATAAAAAACGCTGACATAAATTGGAAAATCAACTTAAAAATAATTTATTATTATTATCTAATGATATCAAGAGCGATTGTCGCGACAAAAACACAGTTTATAAAAAATATTCATTTACCTAGTTGTAATAATTGTTTCTATTATGTTCCAAGCATGAGCAGTAAACATGGAAAATGTAAAAAATTCGGAGAGAAAGATATTGTCACTGGAAAAATAACATATGAAAACGCGTATGCTTGTAGGTCATCTATGTGTGGTGAATCCGCGCACTATTTTTTGGACCGCCAGGATTAAACGACCCCGGTTTTCATCTCCTCTTTTTTCTCCTACGCGAATTTCCTCCTCGGTGCTTTTTTTTACTCACAAAACAAGAAACGACATTTGTAAAAAGATATCGCGAGGCATTTGATGTTCCATTAATAACAATTGTTATTCCCCATAATAACTCATTTCCGCCAAGAGTTTTGAGATTCATCATTTGTTTTTGTTCCTACGTGATGATTTCTTCATGAAAAAAATCAATTTTTTCATAAAGAATTGTGTGTAATATTAATGGTCGGTAATCACTCTGGGTGCAATATTCATAGTGATTAGTTCCTGAAACAATAGCTTGCAAGCATAAGGAATTTCCACATAGGCGAAATCGGTGGTGTTGTCACATGTCCGACAATTATGAATATGAACCTGGTCATTATACGACGCAATAAGTCCACAGCGTTTACAAACATGAACTTGATATTTGTCCGACGCATCATATAAACGCCCACGCGTAAATCGCGCCGCACCATGCGAAATCATCGCGTCACGTTCCATCTCGCCAAATCTGAGACCACCATCCCGGCTTCGCCCCTCTGCTGGCTGTCTGGTTAGATTCACCATTGGTCCAATAGAACGACTATGCTGTTTATCCGCCACCATATGCTTCAACCTTTGATAAAAGACCGGACCAATAAATACACTACTCTCAAACTGTTCACCAGTTAATCCGTTATACATTATTTGATTTCCGTGTGCGTTATATCCATTATTAATCAGCTCGTCACAAATAGAACTCACCTCAAATTCACCGAAACTTGTTCCGTCGCCAAACAATCCGAGTTCTACCAAAACTTTTCCGAGAACGGTTTCTTTTAGCTGACCAATTGTCATGCGTGATGGAATGGCATGTGGATTAATAATAATATCGGGTCTAACTCCATCTTTTGTAAAAGGCATATTCTCCTCGGGGATAATATTTCCGATAGTGCCTTTCTGACCATGACGAGACGAGAATTTATCTCCAATGACTGGTTTTCTAACACTTCGCAAGCGCACTTTGGCGAAATTATAGCCGTCGCCATTTCGGTCAATATAATTCTTATCTATATAGGTGTCCTCGTTGGTCCTATGAATACGACTCTGGTCTTCATATTTGATGACTTTAGTATGGTCATTACGATTTTCCTTGATAGGAGTAATCTTTGCGATGATAATGTCGCGATTCTCTACTAGTGTATTTTCCGGAATAAGACCCTTACTGTTGATTTTGTTATAATTGGCGAATTTCATTCCCTTGGTCTTCGTTGGGTCGGGCTTACAACGGATTTCCTCATCTCCGTTGACTTTTTGCTTATCTTCGTCTTTTTCCGTATGGTAGATGGTCGCTTGGAAAAGTCCGCGGTCCACCGACCCCTTATTGAACAGTAGCGAATCCTCCTGATTGTATCCCGTGTGGGTCATAATGGCAACAATCACGTTGCAACCAGACGGGATTTTCATGAGCTCAATCATGTTCATAATGCGGGTATCTACCAAGGGGCGCATAGGATAATTTAGCACATAGGCGGTTTTGTCCATCCGCTGTTCATAGTTGGTGACATAGACACCCATGGATTGTTTGCTCATCGCACATTGATACGTGTTTCTGGGTGATTGATTATGCTCAGGGAACGGAATACACGATGCCAACACTCCGAACATCGTTGATGGATGAATTTCACAGTGAGTATACTTATAAATGGTATCGGCTTCTTTCATCAAATCCATTGGTTTCATCGCCACCATGCTCCAAGATTGTTCCTCGGGATCTACATACTCAATCGCCGAGTCTTCTATCCGACAATTCGTAAGCAAGTCATCCCAGGTCAGTTCGTTTTTGTTAAGCTTATCAATGACATCGGACGTAATCATGGTTTTATTATTATTCACACGAAGTAGTGGTCTTGTTAGCCGACCTCCGTCATTACAAACACGAATTTCGTTCATCTTATAATCAAATACGATGGATGTATATACGTTTATGCTGCCCCGATATTTTTTCTCCTTGAGCGCATTATAAAGAACCCCAGGTTCCTCCGTGATTCCAATCCACGCGCCGTTCACGAAAACTTTCGTCTTGTCATACATCTGTTTTGGTGTCAATGTGCTTATGTCTGTCGTATTCTCGGCGACATATTCGCGGATAGAAGTGCTATTAGAGTGAATCGTAACATGCGCCATATAACTCAGATTTTTTACGATGCCAACGGATTGTCCTTCAGGGGTATTGTGAACAACGGTACCATCCTCTAAACAGAATCTACCACGCTTATCGTGTAATTGCCATCCGACATAAGGACCTTCGCCAACTTCCACCAAATTAAATTTACTACACATAAAAGATTTGCTTCCTAAAAACCTTGTTTCGTTTTCTGCCTCTGTTTTACTCCAGTTGATACCTTCTACTTTAAACAAAACCAAATTCTCCTTTGTTCTTTTATTAAGTGTTAAATATTTCTCAATCGTTATATCCAATGTATTATCGTCATTAAAACTATTCACAAAATCTTCTGCTTCCTTTAAAGAATTAAAATATTTTTCTTGAAATTTCGTTTCTTTGCGATTCAAAAACTCAACAATATGTGTATATTTTCTATCTTTTCTGTTTGATTTTCTAATAATTTTGTGACCGCGTATTTTGAGAGTTAGAATATGGTTGTCAGTTACTCTATGTTTTATAAAATTGTCTTTCTCCGGAATAACATCATACATATTTTTTAACCCAGAACAAGTAGTCCGAACCTCTGTCGGATTTCCATTATCGTCAACCAGAATATCCCCAACTATTATGTCTCCTGCGCGCTTAACAGAACCATTCCACATTAAAATTGGAGTTTCAGGGTCAAAACATTCTGCTGGGCATGTGAATCCCCAAGACGTATTATGCAGCTTGCGTGGCGGAATCAGCTTCCCACTTTTGTCTGTAGGTGTGGAAATCCTCCGTGCATGACTCAGACTTGAAACATACGTCAACCGATTTAGAACCTGAGCAACACCAACCTTATTATTATTAATATGCTTGAGTCCGAAATCGCCGGTGGCAAGGGCGCGCTTGATTCCATTCTCAATGGTCGTGGATTTTATAATTTTATAAATGTTCGCCTGATTAATAATGTTCTGATAATTGTCAGCGGATTTCCAAGAACCCGTGTTGATTTCTTTGATGATTTGCTTTTCCATATCCTTGACTAATTTATTGAAATAATTGCGGAATAAATTATTAAGAAGGGTTCCGGTCAAGTCCACGCGTTTATTCACACATGAATCACGGTCATCTTGCTTAATCCACTCAAACTTTGCTTGTAACAAGCGGTTCGTCATATATCCCAAGAAGTAAATCTTTTGCTCATATGTCTGGCAATGCGGGAACAAGTCATTATTGAGAATATCCATAGTAAACTCAAGCTTTTTCCTCGCCCCCTTTTCTTTGTCCATATTAATGGGAGTATACATCGCATAGCTTGTTATATAACGAATACACTCGTCCTGATTCATATAGGCATTCGCCTCAACAATTGATGCCTGTAGTTCAGCCAACATTTCCTTATACTTTGACGCTTCAATGTTCAATAATATTCTGTCACAGATATCCTTGTCGGAAAGCACGCCCAGGGCACGAAACACGATGAAAAGGGGGACGACCTGTTTTATTCTCGGTAGTTGAATACAAATAGGAAATCCAAAACCATTATGCTTAGACGATAACATCATACTAATCTGCTTAGGAGAAATGCACTTGAAGTCGGGAACGGATTTTATGTCCGCCTGCCAGGTATACTTGGTGCTATTTTTTGACACGTTGAAACAATAGACTCTATTTTCCGCTGCGCGTTCCTGACCAAGAACAGTCTTCTCTGAACCGTTTATAATGAAATATCCACCCGCATCAAATTTGCACTCGCCGGTGTGTCGGTTTTCAACATGCTTATACTGAGTGAGAACACATATATTAGATTTCAACATGATGGGGAGTTTCCCGATGTTTATTTTCGGAAGTGTCTTATAAAAGGTTTGCATATTTTCCAGATTCTCGCCGTTTCTCACATTGAATTTTATATTCATGTCCAAAGTCATTGCCGATGCATAAGTGAAATTCCGCAAACGTGCCTCTTGGGGAAACATAAGTTTCGTCGCTCCATTGTTTTCATGAATCTGGGGACGATAAATATGAAAATTCTCAAATGTGATGAATATTTCAAGCGAATATCTTCCCGACTTTATGTCAAAATCTTGCTCAGAAACCACCCGAACCGGATTAAACATTTCTATCGTTTTTATTATCTGATAACTCACAAAATTGTTATACGATTCTAGTTGGTGACGAACCAATCGCTCAAGGTGTTGTCCCTTGAAATATGAGTTAATGATGGTCCAGGGTGTCTCAATATAAGCATCCGTCTCTATAGTTTTTGAACCTGAATGTCCGACATTTTTTTCGTGTGTCATTGTTGTAGTTTGAACATTCATTCGGCTATTAATAATATTCAATTTGTTTTTATATTGTTTTCAGAGTGTTATTATTGTGACAATCGCGATAAATATATATTTGACTAAAATATATAAGCATATTTTCACATTAATAAATAATTGACTAATGAAAAAGAATCGCGATTTATCAAAATTTGTTGAAAAAATGGACGAAAAATCTTTAAGATGGAAAGTCGGAGCAAATGAAAAAGCCGGGACGACTGAAAAACGCGGGACGACTGAAAAAACAAATTGTGAGATTTTTTTTACCAGGGATAAAATAGATAATTACATTAAAAATTTAGATGACGAATATAATAAGCTTGGTTTTTGTAATACAAATGCATTTTTTGATAAAATGGATAAAGACCCAAATGAATATGAGGAAGATAAAATTTACGAAATCTTGAAAAAGGTAAAGAAAATAGTAAAAAACGCGAATCAAATCTTCAAAGAAAAAGAAAAAGAAAAGGAAAAAAAAAAGAAAACTATTGTTGTAGAATCGGAAATAAATAACATTTCAGATTTATTGAAATTAATAGAATCCAACCCGATAGAGCCTGATACTGAGTATAATATCCAACTAGAATCACTTCATAAAATTAAAGAACCACTGAAACAAATGGATAATATGGTAGGAATGAATAGTTTAAAAGAAAACATTGTTGACCAGATTCTTTATTTTGTTCAAGACCTTCATATAACAGGTAAAAACGAAGGTGATTTTATGCACACCGTTATTTATGGTCCTCCAGGTACGGGTAAAACCGAAATTGCGAAATTAATGGGCGAAATTTATAGCAAACTGGGTGTCCTTAAAAGCGGGACATTTAAAAAGGTGGGGCGTTCAGACCTAATCGCGGGATATTTGGGTCAAACTGCTATAAAAACAAACAATGTTATCAAGGAGGCGCTTGGAGGGGTGTTATTCATAGACGAGGCGTATTCTTTAGGAAATGATGAAAAACGGGATAGTTTCGCCAAAGAATGTATTGATACTTTATGTGAAGCGCTTAGTAATCATAAACAAGATTTAATGGTTATTATTGCAGGATATGAAAAGGAAATGAATGAGTGTTTCTTTTCTTATAATCAAGGCTTGGATTCACGTTTCACTTGGAGATTCAAAACGGAGGAATATAAAGGGGGTGAGTTGTACAAAATTTTCATAAAAAAGGTAGCCGATTGTGGTTGGACATGTCGCGATATTAAAATGGAATGGTTCAATAAAAATGTAGATTATTTTACATTTTTTGGAAGAGATATGGAGATTCTACTATCAAAGGCAAAAATATCTCATGGTCGCAGAATTTTTGGTAAACCAATGGAAGAAAAAATGATATTGTCGGAGATAGATTTAGAAAAAGGATTTGAAATATTTTTGAAAAATGACGAGGTGAAAAAGAGGAAAGAAAATACGATGAGAAAAAGCAGCATGAGTTCTTTATACGTTTAATGAGTTTCAATAAAGAAAAAGTTTTTCAAAGATAATGTAAAATGTCTTTACAATCTTCTCAAAAAAAGATAATCAAAGTTAACACCGATTATTTTAATGTCGGGGGAAATAAAACTAGGAAAAATAGAGAATCCGGAGAGAAATCACCCAAGCCATTGATTATCAATCAAAATTCTCTCAAAAAACAGTTTTTGAATCGTATCAAAGAACATAAATTGAAGGAGGCAAAAAAAAAAGAAATAACGACTACCGAGAAATCTGAAGAGGCTAAAAATTCTGTAGAGGCTAAAAATTCTGTAGAGGATGAATTTTATGATTCTATTAATTACTTGAGCACCTTGTCAAAAAATCGCAAAGAACAAAAGAAACTTGAAACAATGGCGGGGAAAACAATGAAAAAATACGAGTCGCAACATAGCGAGTCACCCCACGTTGAGTTAAATTTACCACCAGAATTACAAGAATATTCTATGCCCACAAATCCACCCATCACTTTAAGGAACGTAAATAGTGGAAACGACGTTCCATATGGTTGTTTAAAAAATGGGTCAAAACCAACTTATAGAACATGGAATGCAACTAGAAAAAACACATTTTCTTCCATTGACGATTATGTCGCGCCCACACCATTAACAGAAAGGGAGAAAAAATTGGATTCTTTAAAGTTAAGAATGGCGCAAAAGCAACAAGTGCAAACAGAGGAGAAAAATAATAATATTTTGGCCACGCAAAACATTGTCCGGGGTGAAACGCATTCAGACCCGTTTTTTGAATCTGAATTTAGTCTAAATGACGAAATTATTGAACAAGCAAACTTATATAAGGATGAGGAGGAAACCGCACATGCTTTAAAGTCTGTAGTAGAAATAGAAAAAACAAAAGAAATAGACCGGCTTATGCCAAAACGGATTAAAAAAACGGTGCGGAGAAGATATACTCTAGGAAAATCCACTGTTTATCGGAAAGTGGGGGTTCTCATGAAAGATAAAGAGACGCGTAAGAAAATTATGAACGCACAAAAAGAGTTGAAGAAACAATCCATTCATGATGTGAAAAAATATTTGAAAGAGCATGGACTTATTAAAATTGGTAGTGTTGCGCCTAATGACGTGGTTAGAAAAACATATGAAGCGGCTATGATGACTGGTGAAATTGTGAATACAAATAAAGATATTTTACTGCATAATTTTTTAACAGACACAAAAGAATAGCAAGTTGAAAATCAAAATAAAATAAAATAAAATAAAATATGTAAAATAAATAATATTTACATATTTTATGTCAGAAGAAGACGAGTTGAGTGCAAGCGCACCAGAGTACGTTCCGAAAAAAATAGAGAGTGTACAAATGAGCGACGATAACTGGGGCGACAAAGATGGGAGCCCCAATTGGGGGAAAGAGTGGATGTCTAAAAAACCTATGACGGAGGATAGCGACAATAGTGAGGAGATTGACGAAGATTCCGCGATGGAAAAATTGCCAAAAGGATTATTGTCCGAGGGCGGTAAGAGAAGAAGGAAAACCAGAGGTGGTAAAAGAACCTATAAAAAGAAAAGGCGTAATTCTAAGAGAAAGAAAAACTCTAGAAAAAAAAGGCGTTCATTTAGGAAGTGAACGAATATAGTCAACGAATAGTGGATAATTATATAATATTTTTTTACACATATTATATAATGTCGGATGTCAAATATCGGATAAGAGTAAAAATAGGTCGCTTGTTTATAAATTTGCCTGAATTTACAGGCGAAGAATTAAGGAGAGCTATAAAAAATAATGATCAGGATGTTATTGATAGAGTTACCGAGAAAATAAAAGAACGCGTCCCAAATTTTCAAATAAACTTTAAATTTTGGACGAGTGTTGCTAGATATAGACCGAGTCATTGTAGAGCGAGCAAATATTATACTCTCGCACAAATGTTTCCAAATAAAACCGAATACTTTTCAACTGTTCCGGTCTGCGGAGACGCGCGCAATACAGGCGACGAATCTTTAACAAGCGACGAATCTCCTGATTTAACAGGCGATGATATTCAATTTCCAGAAGTAGGTGAGGGTGAATATCGCGAGCAAATTTTTTCCTTGCCACAATCTGAACCTCTAGACATGAATGTACAATTCCCCGAATTAAAGCCGAATGATTATATTCTTCAAAGTTTTTCTTTACCTCCTCATTTAACACGTACAAGAGAGGAAAATGATAGGATGATAGAGCCCGAATCTACTGAGGGAAAAATAAGCGATAGGGGTAAATATGAATTAGATACGAGAGTCAACGCTTTTCCGAGCGCTCTTTATTCCAAAAATGCGTTAAAATATCCCAATGACAATCCTTTATATACTAAAGCGGGTAGTAAAAAACACAAAAGTGGTTCCCGAAGAAAAACGAAACGAACAACGAGAAAACGAAATACGAAAAGAAAATAATTATCTTGATGAATTATATGGAGAAACCAGCAATTTATGAACCATTACGAAATTTAGAAAGAACCGCAGAACAATTGATAGTGGGCAACAAATATTCAATAGAACACAAAATCTTTATAAATGGTAATTGGATAAATAGGAAAATACAAGGAACATTTGTTAAAAGTGATACCAACGACTCTAATTTTTTAATAGTTTGGTTTAACATTGGAGAAAACTTACATGTGCCCACATACGTGTTTGATGCTACTAGTAGATATTATGTCTCGGTTCGCGATGCTAAATACAATGATTATCTGGCGAAAATAATAGATAAAAAAACAGAAACCAGTGTTGGCACCGACGTAGCTAAGAAACCATATCTTGCTGGAAGAAAGCGAAAAACACGCCGTTCTAGAAAAGCTAAGAAAAGGACAATGAGAAAAAGAGGGGGAAAGTAAATCGCCGGGGAAAGTAAATTACCAAGAAATATTGCCGTATATTATTATATTCCCGTATAATAATATTATGTATAATACAAAAAATAAATTACCAAAGAATACAATACAATTTTATGAAGAATTAAGTAATTATTTAGACACAAAAATTCACTTTTATGGAAGTGTTCAACGCGACGATTATTTTCCAAATCACAGTGATATTGACGTGGTCATTTTTACCGATAACGAAAAAAGTACTATTGAAAAACTTAAACATTTTTTAAATGCTGAAAAGGGAAAGGTAAAAAAAGTTTTCTGGAAACTAAGAACCAATCGGTTCGTGAGAGGACATAAAATTAAATATGTAGATAAAGAAACTAATTTTCAGACAGAATTTTCTATTTATAATGTGACATACAAAGACGACGTCTTAAAAAATCATATGGAAAAAACAGTAATACCATATTATGCAACTATTCTTCTCATGATAATCAAGTTTTTGTATTATAAAATACCCCTTCTTAGTAAATCTATTTTCTTATACTTGAAAAATAAAATTTTAAGTGTCGGGATAGGTCTGCCCGAAGAAGACTTTATTGTCATTGGAAATAAATGAAATAAATGAAATAAATGAAATAAATGAAATAAATGAAATAAATGAAAGAAAAGGATGAATTAGAATCCTCTCACAAATTTCGCCCTAGCACTCACTTTATGTAATGACATAGACCAGCCATTCCATGAAGGAGAAAAAATCCATAATTTAACCGTATCCCCAACCCTTATTTCTTCCGGAGGAATGAAGAATTTGTATTTATTGTCAGGAAATTGATTACGGTCAACTTGTAATGCCTTGACAGTAACCGCGTCATTTACTTGGTATCGTAAATGCGACTGATTGGTTCCACCATATCCCTGGTCTCTCGCCTCGCATTCTACTTCAATGCCGGCTAATTTATAATCTTCTATTACATCCAGTGATTTTTTCACCATGAATTCACATGCTTTTATATTGTTAAAATCCGCACCATATCCAACACATAATGGTTCGGTAATCGTTCTAAATCCGGAATAATCAACACTTACTGGTGCGGGAAAATCAATGAAGATGTCTAAAAAGTCAACCGATTTTTCTTTATCTGCTTTAACAACCGAGTCAATGCCAATCAAATCTTTAACCGATAAAACGTTTTTCTCAGTGGCTTTAAATTCATTTATTTCAGAAATTGTAATAATGTCATCGGGCTTGGTTCCTGCTAAACCATCAATCAGGGCGACAAACTCCACGATTTTTTTCATGCAAAACTCGGGGTCCATGAGAACATTATTTTCTTCTCTCTTTAACATGATGAAGAGTTTCTGGTGTAACATGGATGCTGGTATAAAAGAATCACCTAATTGGTTTCTGCCAACCATGAGCCAGGCTTTCTGTAATATCGGATGTTGAATAGAAATCGCCGACCCAAAAATATCTCTCTCAATCTTGATTTGCTTTTCAACTAATGGTTCAATTTCCGCAAAGGCGGACTCTATTTTTTTTTGTATGGCAGAAGGTGACGAATTTGTAATAAAGTAAATAAATTGTTGAAAACTCATACATTTAGGCTTAATAACATTGTCGTTCCATTTTTTGAACAAGTCAAGGCTATTTTTGAATTTTTGTAATTTCAACTCTAGCAATTTAAGAAGTGTAAATTCTAGCTGATGCTCTATAGGAACGCCATATTTGTAAACTTCGTGCAATTTATTTATAGAGTCTTGCAATGAAAATAAGGTTCCTTCATAGATGGGAAATTGATCATTAGCTATTTCATAAATATTTTTAAGTGATTCTAATTCACACAATGCGGTTTTTATTAAACCACGCACGCTATTAAAGGTTCCGATTGGATCAATCATTATAATTAGTTAGAGAAAATATATACATACAAATAACTATATCTTCCCATATATATATATATATGCAATCCGAATTTGACAAACTTGAGGAAGCAATCGGTTCCAGTAATTTAGCTCGCGTTCGTGAAATAATAGCGACAAATGAAAATTTATTAAGACAGGTAAATCCAAACGGAGCAACCCCCCTTCTTTTATCAATAGAAATGTTGACAAAATATGAAATCAATCATACCGAAGTAGAAATATTTAGAACAATCTTGGAAAATCCGAACACAGATGTTAATTTTGTATTTGCACAAACAGGACTTCCTGCTGTGGCATATGCTATTCCGACCATTTCAGCAGTTTACTATATTCTGAAAGATGGAAGAATGTCAGAAAAAACTAGAGATGATGTAGTTTCCGCTTTAAAAGAAAAAATTAGGACATATAGAGCCAAAATGGAAATCCCGGGTTCTGACCCAGAACTTATTGATGCTATTAGATATTCCAATAGAATTATGGAGCTACTAAAACTATATAATCCGCCAAAAACCACAGGAACATACTTGTCGCCAGGGAAATTGCGCACAATTCCAACTGGTCCCGGAATGGGTGGCAAAAAAAAGACCAAGAAATCGTCATCGCATCGTAGAAGTAAAAAAAAGAGAATGTAATGACAGTCTAATGACAGTCTAATGACAGTCTAATGACAGTCTTTTGAAAAAATGCATCAGTATCATATTTAGTAATTCAAATATTCTAGTCAGAACATTTGAATAAAATTGTTCTACGGTGTTATTTTATTCTACGGTGTTATTTTATTATTTTACAGAAGTTAATTTACTGCACCCATAAAATGATTTTTCACCAATCTCGGTAATAGAAATTGGAATAATTATTGATGTTAAATTTGTACAATTGAGGAAAGTTTGGTTGCCGACTGATTTGCATGAGGAAGGTGATTCAAATAGGACTGACGACAATTTTGAGCAGCCATTAAATGCGTTATCACCAATGTTAGTAACAGATTTCGGAATAATTATTGATGTTAATTTAGTGCAACCTTCAAACGCATTTTCACCGATATACGTACAATCCGAGTTTTCTGGAAATATAACTGTCGTCAAATTAGTATCATTTAAAAAAGCTCTCTCTTCAATAGTTGACATTTTTGGTGAAATTGTCACACTTGTTAATGTTTCGTTATGTGATAAAGATGGACCAATTTCTGTAATAGTAGGTGGAATCACGAACGATGAACCGCGATTCAGGTTTGCTATTAATAATGTTTGGTCACCATTACATAAAATCCCACCAGAAAAAGAAAATTTGGTGTTATTATTTATTGTGAAACTTATTAAACTTGTACAACCTAAAAATGCACCAGAGGCTATGGTGTTTAAAGTATACGGAATAATAAAATTTGTCATTTTTGTGCAACCAGAAAACGTTTCTCTGCCAATTGATGTAATATTTTCCGGGATAACTGGAGAAGAAACAAATCCGCAATTTTTAAAACAGTTGGTAATATTTGTTAAAAGTTGATTATTAGAAATAGTAATGCTAGTCAAATTGGAGCAATTACTGAATGCGAGTTCATCTATGAATGTCAATGAATTTGGTAGGGAGACATCAGTTAATAAAGTATTTCCGTAAAAACCCATTGAAGAAATATTTTTTAAACGTGAATCTTCTGAAAATAACACGCGTGAAAGTGAACATCCATCAAATGAGCCCGTTCCGATACGAGTTACGCTTGCTGGAATAAAAAAATTGTCGGAAAGGGGACATGACCTAAATGCGGCATCATCAATACTCAATAAACTTTCTGGTAAATTTACAGATGATAGATTTACATAATTATCAAAAGCGGCATTCCCAATTAATGTACACATTGAATTCGCCTCAAATGAAATTCTGGTTATATTACTTACAAAATTGATTCCTGCTTCTAACTTTGTAATTTCTCTGATAGTAGAAGGAATTCCTATTTCTACATAATTGTGCGACGAATCTATGGGGTCATCACTTCCATATGTATAATAGTAGGAAACATCTACTCCGCTTGGTGCTTCGTTTCCCCATAATTTGTTTGCGACTGGTACAGTACAGCTGATATTTTTTACGCTACTTATTACTGAAAAAGTAACTTCGCCTATGTCTGAGACGGAATTGTTTGGAAAACGAATATTCTTTAAATTTGGAGAACCGCGAAAATTTTGCCCAAAAATATATGTTAACGAGTCTGGTAGATAAACAGATGTTAAATTAGTGCATTCAGTGAAGTTTCCATCAAACTTGGGATTCTCCCCCATGGATTTTAATTGAGAAGTGGGATTAAACGAAACATTTTTAATACTACTACATCCTGAAAAATTATAAGAACCATTTATTGAAGTTATTGAATCTGGAAAATTTAACTCTGCTAATGATCTGCAATTTTCAAATGTTCTATTTTCAATTGAAAGAAGCCCTGGTGGAAGGTTAATATAAGTTAGATTATAACAATAATAAAAAGCATTATATCCGATGTATGTACATAAAGAATTAGATTCAAATACAACTGACGACAAATTTGAGCAGCCATCAAATGCGTTATCCTCAATCTTAGTAACAGATTTCGGAATAATTATTGATGTTAAATTTGTACAATTGAGGAAAGCTTGGGCGCCGACTGATTTGCATGAAGAAGGTAATTCAAATACGAATGACGACAATTGCGAGCAGCCGTTAAATGTATCATGGTCAATCTTAGTAACAGATTTTGGAATAATTATTGATGTTAATTTAGTGCAACCTTCAAACGCATTTTCACCGATACTCGTTATGCTGTTGAGTAAAGTAATGGAAGTTAAATTGATCGCCTCTTTAAATGCTCGTGCACCTATGTTTGTCACCGTGGAAGGTAAAGATATTTCAGAAAGAATAGTTACTCCATAAAAAGCTTCAACACCAATATTAGCTAAAATAGAAGGTTCTTCAAGTATAAGAGATCTTGCATTAATATAAGTATTAAATTTAGCGTCAAGGTCAATACTTGGTTGCTTTTTGGAAATAATAATGTCAGATGTTCTATTAATGTACCAGTCTTTGTTATACACGCCGACTGGAAACGCACTATTCGGATAAGAAATTGCAGTATTTGGATTAGGTTGTCTTTCGTTTGTATTGCCAACGTTACAATATACAAAATAATAACTTATGTCTGTAATACTTGCTTGTGGCGGGTCAATTATAATTCTTTTAGAAAGCTCATCACCCGTCGTAATATTATTTTTCCCCCATAGTAGTCCTGCCGAACCGAATGAACATTTTATTCTAGTTAAATTGTCGTTTATAAAAAAAGGTGGATTATTTATTTTAAGTAACGAATCAAAAAGTCCTGAGGCTCTAGGAAAAATAAATGTATTTATATTAGGACACCCTCCAAAATTATTGCCTGTGCCAAAAGAAGTCAAAGTATCCGGCAATTCTACATACTTCAAATTTGCACATGACAAAAAAATTCCCGAATTGTTAAAGGTGCGCACGTCCGATTGAGAATTAAACGAAACTGAAGTTAAATCACTACATGACTCAAAAGTTCTACCTTCAAGTCGTTTGAGAGAAGATGGGAATCTTACATTTGTTAAATTTGATATTTTAGTTGTGGAAAAACATCTATCTCCAATATATGTTAATGGAGAAGGTAAATCAATACCTGTCAATTCACTATAGGCAAAACAATAACCTCCGAGAGAAGTTAATAAAGGAGGTAATATAATGTTTTGTATGTTTGTTTCCAGAAACACATTATTCGGCAAAGACTTAATTTTGGAATCATCTTCAAAAGTAACGCCCGTCAATAATGAACAAGATTGAAAAGTTTGAGCTCCCATAATAGAAACCGACTTTGGAATAGTGATTGACGTTAATTTTGACGAATTACTAAACGCACTAGTACCAATTTCTGTAACCACCGACGTCCCCTCAAATGTCACACTTGTAAGAGATTTAAAAGATTTAAACTTTTCATCCGGAATTAACGTTACAGTATTTTTAATAATAACCGAAGCAACAGTATTGGGTGGAGCACCAGTGCCTGTGTAAGTGTAGCTCATTTATTCTATACATTGATATTTTAATTTACAAAAAATGTAAATTTTAATAAAAATAAAAAGAGTCTAAATTACATGTTTTCTCAGTTAATCAATACGCAATTTTCTAAGGATAACATTTACAACCCGAATAAATAAACATTTTTTCCACTTTATGCGTCTTTTCTTCTTCTACAGATTCGCTGGTTTAAAACCGCGTTTTTATGCTTTAACGCGCGCTTCTATATCATTCTAAATTCCAAATTTCCACAAAATTTTGAGGGAATCTAAGCTAAGAGACAACAACTAAATTGTCGGTACTCCACGCGCGCACTGTTTCCCAAAACAAGTCCGAATCAAACACATCATATTGTTTGGCGTCTCTCTGACATTTAATGGGGAATTTTGCAAATCTATGTGGTGAGTGACAATAAATAAACATATTTTTTCGGGGTTAACGTAAGATAACCATGGTTTAAAAAATTCACATTTTGAATCAACGGGCGAGTTCTCCCTAAACTACGTTTCATCTCCAGACAAAAATCTTCCTTCTTTTCATTCGCATATTTTTCATATAGTTGTCACTTTGCATAACTCCAATGATAATATGCGTGAACATATTAAAGACGTCTCTATAACAACATACAATGGCATTAATAAAAGACTATTTTGAAAAAACAAAACATTATTCGCAGGAATATGGGGAAAAAACAATTGTGCTAATGCAAGTAGGTGCATTCTTTGAGGTATATGGACTAGAGGATAAAGCACAAGGAGTCATTTCGGCTAGTCAACTTGTTGATTTCACACGTATTTGTGACCTCAACATTGCAGATAAAAAAATATGTGTTGGGACAAGCGGAGTTTTGATGGCGGGTTTCTCTCATTATATGATTGATAAATATCTCAAGAAACTTCAAGAGGCGGGATATTCCGTCGTTGTCTATGTTCAGGATGAACAAGCGAAAAATACCAGCCGGAGTTTACACGGAATTTATAGCCCTGGAACCTATTTCTCTCCCGAGTCATCAAAGATAACCAATAATACAGTTTGTATTTGGGTCAATGTTTCTCAAATCCCGGACTTTTCAAAAAGAAAACAATCGGTGACTCTTGAGAGAAAACTGGTAACCGTGGGGGCGGCAAACATCAACATTTATACAGGAAAATCAACGATGTTGGAATTCCAAGAGTCTTATTATCAAAACCCCACCACGTTTGATGAATTAGAGCGATTTATTTCTATTTACTCGCCAAGCGAGGCTATTTTATTAGGAAATGTTAGCGAAAAAGAGCTAAACTCTGTTGTTTCTTATGCTAATATTCAATGTAGTTCCATTCATATTATTTCTCTCTTAAACAAAGAATCGGAAACCCAAAAGGGGAAGCGTGCTTTCAATTGCGAAAAGCAGAAATATCAAAAGGAAATTATAGACATGTTCTACGGAAAAAGAGAGAACATCGGTTCAAACCCCTCCTTCTTTTTTGACAATTTTTACGAAAACGCCGTTGCAACACAGGCTTTCTGTTTTTTATTGGACTTTATCTATCAACATAATCCGAATTTGGTATATAAAATAGCGGAACCAACCTTTGAAAATTGCTCTGACCGACTCATCCTGGCGAACCATTCATTAAAACAGTTGAATATTATTGACGATGAAAACAGCGGATTGAATAACCGGATGTCGTCGGTTGAAAAGTTATTGAATATATGTATAACGCCTATGGGTAGACGTGAATTTTCAAATATTCTTCTCCACCCGTCAACAAATGCTGTGAATCTAAAAAAAGAATATGATGTTACGGAACATTTTCTCTCGTATTATTCAGAGTATGAGATTCTATTGAAGAATAAATTGTCGGGCATTAAAGATATTTCTAAATTGACACGTCAGATGATGATGAAGAAAATAACGCCTAAATCACTAAATCAATTATACGTTACTCTAGAGTTGTCTAAGGGAATTCATTCGGGAATTCATTCGGGAATTGAAACCACAGAATTTTACAAGTATTTACAGGATTCTATCAGCGAGATGCCCAACATATTAGTTTTTTGTGAAAAGATAATGACGTTTTTAGATACGAATTTTTATATGAATTTATGCGCGGATATTGAATCCCATGCTTCATTTGAACAAAATTTTATCAAACATGGCGTAGACGAAGAATTGGACAAATGCGAACAAACATTGCTAGAATCCAGTGACAAATTAGAGACAATTCGGTGTCACTTGAGTGAGTCTATTTCTAATTATGAAGGCTCCAAGAAAAAAACGGTCAAAAAGAAGGAAGACGGTGAAGAAAATGCGGGGGGTTATGTAAAAATTCATGAAACCGAAAAAAACCATCTAAGTCTCGTTGCCACAAAACGACGATGTTCTAACCTGAAAGAGCTTTTGAAGAAGTCGTCACCTTCTTCACTGTTGAAATATATATCATCCTTTAATGGGGAAGAAATGGAGTTTGAATTTACCCATGAGTTGGAATTTTATAGCCAAACCGCAGCAAATGACAGTATTTCTAGTCCAACAATTCAAGAATTATGTAAGAATATTTCCATTATAAAAATTCAAATGAAGGACGTGATAACCCGTGTCTATTTGAAAATTCTCAAAGAAATGGAGGAATTTCAAAAGCCACTGGAATTTATTATCCAATTTATTATGAAAACGGACATTGTTTTCGCCAAGGCGACTATCGCGAAACAGTTCCGATATTGTAAACCGGAAATTGTCGCCGACGCGGAAAAGTCATTTATAAATGCCGAAAATCTTCGTCACTGTTTGATAGAGCATATTCAACAAAACGAAATATACGTAACAAATGATATTTGTCTTGGTGACAATTCCGACGGCATTTTATTATACGGGACAAACGCTGTGGGAAAAACCAGCTTTATTAGAGCACTCGGGATAGCCGTTATCATGGCACAGGCAGGATTATATGTTCCATGCTCTTCTTTCCGTTTTAAACCCTATAAAACCATTTTCACTCGGATTCTGGGAAATGACAATATATTCAAAGGTCTCTCTACTTTTGCGGTAGAGATGTACGAATTACGTACTATTTTGCGTTTGGCAGACAATTCCAGCTTGATTCTAGGGGACGAGTTATGCTCGGGGACGGAAAGTATTTCCGCGATAAGTATTTTTGTAGCGGGGATTAAGCAGTTGGCAGAGAGAAAGTGTAGTTTTATTTTTGCCACGCATTTACACGAAATTGTCGGATATTCAGAGATTGAGGAACTGAAAAGAGTCGTTCTGAAACATATGGCAGTAGTTTATGATAAGGAGAAAGATACTCTTGTTTATGATAGGAAACTGAGAGAAGGGTCGGGTGAAAATATGTATGGTTTAGAAGTGTGTAAATCCCTTCATTTACCGACCGATTTCTTGGAATTGGCGTACGAAATAAGAACAAAATATTTCCAGGAAAACCCGCTTTCTCTCAAAGTGTCGCATTATAACAGCAAAAAGATTATGGGTCTTTGTGAAAAATGTAAGAAAGAAATGGGAACCGAGGTTCATCATATACATCAACAGAAGAACGCTGATAAAGATGGAATGATTCAAGGAGCCGACGGCTCTATATTTCATAAAAATCATCTGGCAAATTTAATGACGGTTTGTGAGTCGTGTCATCATGAATTTCATAGGGCGTAAAAAATTGATTATCAATAAACAAATATAAATATAGTATAACTAGTATAAGGAACGGATGATTATCCCGATTAAGTGTTTTACGTGCGGATTCGTGATTGCGGATAAATACCGTTATTATGCTGAAGAGGTGCGAAAGAGAAAACTTAGTAAGAATATGGATATGGATAAGGTTCTTTACTTGACGAAGGAACTTAGTGAGAAAACTGCCGAGGGCGACGTTTTGGACGATTTAGGGATAAAGAGAATGTGTTGCCGGAGACATTTCTTGACACATGTGGATATTGAATGATATCTATGCCGTGATAAGTATTTCAATAAATTCCATTGATTGTCATTGATTACCATTGATTGCGAATGAATTTTTAATATACATATATATTAAAAATGGTAAAATCAAGAAAAAATAGAACAAGAAATATGCGAGGCGGTTGCGGCATGTGCTTATCTGGCGGTGCTCGCACCAGAAGGACGCGTTCATGTAGAAAGGGTGGAAAGAAGGCATGTGGTTGCGGAAAGTTTCCTACTTTTTTAAAGGGTGGTTCAGCCCTAATTGGGCAACCCTGGACATCCACCACATCTGGTAACGCAAATTATTATTCTAATAATGGTCTTGACAAAGATCCTCAATATATTCAAATCCAAGAGAGAGACAATAACACCGTTCCGCCACATACCGCGTTTTCTTCTCTCAAGGGTGGGCGTAGAAGAAAATATAAAATTCGGGGAGGCGGGTTTATACCTCAAGATATCGTAAATTTAGGAAGAAATGTTACTTACGGCGCAGGTAGCGCGTATAATGCGTTAATGGGATATCCAAAACCGGTAAATCCCGCGCCATATATGGATCAAATGACGCGAAGGAACTAATTGTTTTTTTTTCTATCATTATAACATAATTATGGCGTTTCCCCGAAAACTAAGAGAATTATGCACCCCCGCGATGCTTTATTTTACATTATCTGTTCTCGGTCTCGTAATGTTGGCTATTCAAAACATGGGAAATAGTAATATCTTTAGCATGGGTTCTTTTAGCGCAAAAGTTCCTAGCACCACCGCGGTATTTATTGTTAAATTAGTCTATATCCTTTTCTGGACTTGGGTTCTTAATCTGATGTGCAAAGATGGTCACAGTGAAATCGCCTGGTTTCTCATTCTTATTCCTTTTATTATTATGTTTATGATGGCGGTTTTTTTAATGGGTAATCAATAATTCATCAATGAAATGGTTGTTAATGAATGAAACGGTCCTTCATAAACAATAATCGTAATAGAGAAAATTAAATACTACTCGCTGCCAAAAAATCCACCTTTTCCTAATCTAAAATCTGTGAGTCTAGTTATCGCGTCATTTTTATCTCTCATAATTTCCTTGATTAAATCTTTAATTGAAATCATCCCCACAAACTCATTGGTTGAATCATCAACAACAATCAAATGTCGTATATCCTTGAACAACATTTTGTTCATACATTGTTCAATTGTATCGTCCTTTTTCGCAATTATTATGCTAGGCGAGTATGTGCAAATTTCCTTGATTTTAACATTCAAGTCGTTCTTTCCTAGCGCCGAAACATTATTTATATAATCGCGTTCGGATAAAACTCCGACCACATTGTTCTCCTTGTCCGTTACTGCTAGACACCCGATATTGAATGCAGCAAATCGTTTCACCGCACTATTCGCAGTGCACTCTTCATTTATTTTAAAATCTATTTTATTGTAACAAGAATTTTTGAAAACAGATAATGCTGAAATTGTGTTTTTAGTTATGGTGCTAGAGATTAAACGCTTTGAAATCGCTTGCATGTAAATTCTTATTAATTATTATTTTTATATTGTTTTACAAAAATAATAATGTTCACATTCACGGAAAACATATAGTGAAACAAATATAAAAATATAGCCATTTCTATTTTAATGTCGCATGTGAAACTCATCAGTTACACAAAGTCTGAGGGTGATAAAAGTTTAGAAGACTTGGTTGCTTATTGCGCCCGCGTATCAAATCCTGCAAACCAAAACAACACAGAAACAAATGATAAACTATTGGCTTACTTAATGAAGCATAATCATTGGTCACCCTTTGAGATGGTGAGTATCTGTTTGGAAATAGAAACCACGAGAGATATCGCCAGACAGATACTTCGGCATCGGTCGTTTTCTTTTCAAGAATTTTCACAAAGATATGCAGTCGCGGATTTAGGATTTGAGTGTAAGGAGGCGAGGCTTCAAGATAATAAAAATCGGCAGAACAGTATTGAGGTTTGTGATGATGTTTTACAGGAATCATGGAGAGAAATGCAGGTCCGCGTTTCAAGCGCATCAGAAAAGGCGTATAACTGGGCGATAGAAAACGGAATCGCCAAAGAGCAAGCCAGAGCGGTTCTCCCTGAAGGTATGACAAAATCCAGAATGTATATGAACGGAACACTGAGGTCATGGATTCATTATATTCAGTTAAGGGCGGGTCCAGAGACACAAAAGGAACACCGGTTAATAGCAAATGCGTGTGCTGATGCAATTGCACCCATATTTCCGATGATTAAGAATATTGTTTCGTAAAAACAATTTAAAGCTACCCTAATGTATAAGATTGGTATCCGGGTTTAGCTCAGTGGTAGAGCTTTTGACTGTAGTAGTTGCCGCCGAAATCAAAATGTCACCTGTTCGAACCAGGTAACCCGGAAATCCGCAAGCGCCAATGGTGTAGTTGGTTATCACACATCCTTTACACGGATGAGGTCGTGGGTTCAATCCCCTCTTGGCGTACTGTTTTACTAATATAATTTGGAAAACTTAATTATGTTAGTTTTTTTTGAAGAAATAGAATATTCATACTATTATAAAATGGATATTAGAGACTTGAATGGAAAAAGTGTTGATATTCAAAATATTGAAAAATGTGAGTAAGATTTGGCAAGGATGTTGATTTTAGAAAATGATGTTGTTTTAGAGTTAGGCGCACGCTATGGTTCAGTATCGTGCGCGATAAATTCAAAATTAAATAATAAGAAAAACCAAGTATCAGTGGAACCGGATGATAGGGTTTGGCTTGCTTTAGAAGAAAACAAAATAAGAAATAACTGTGATTTTCACGTAATTAAAGGATTTGTTAGTAACAAAAAATTAGATTTAACAAATTTAGACTGTTATCTAGGCGGATACGGTTCTACATTTATTGAAAATAGTAATACAAAAATACCATCTTATTCATTAGAAGAGATTAAAGGCCAGTATAATTTAAATTTCAACGTTTTGGTTGCTGACTGTGAAGGATTTTTGGAATGTTTCTTTGATGAAAATCCTGATTTTTACGACAACCTTAGATTAATCATTTTTGAAGCCGATTATCCAGAAAAATGCAATTATTACAAAATAAAGTTTACCCTTAATAATAAAGGGTTCACAAATTTATTGGACGGGCATCAAAATGTTTGGATAAATAATTCTTATGTGTGCCCGTAGAACGTTCTTTATATTGATTTTTAATTTATTTCAATATAAAAATAGCCTTATATTACATATCATAATGGAATCAATATCCTGGAAACTTATTGATAAATACTTCAAGGACAATCCATATAATTTAGTCGCACATCATTTAGAGTCATATGACGATTTTTTCAAAGTAGGAATCCATAATATTTTTAGAGAGAATAATCCAATCCGCTTCATAGAACGTGAGGAAAAAGAAGGCGACAACACAAACCAAGCCTTGTTATATTTAGGTGGAAAAAACGGTGAGAAACTATATTTCGGAAAACCGGTTATTTATGACGAAAACTACAGTCACTATATGTATCCAAATGATGCTAGATTGCGGAATATGACATACGGAATCACGATTCATTATGATGTGGATGTAGATTTCATATATTACGAAGACGGTTTGAAAAAAGAACACAGCATAACCCTGGAAAAAATCTATTTGGGTAGATTTCCCATCATGCTTCATTCCAAATTATGTATCTTGAAGGATATGGCGAGAGAAGCGCGATTCAATGTCGGGGAATGTAGACATGATTATGGTGGTTATTTTATTATTGACGGGAAAGAAAAAGTCATTGTGAGCCAAGAAAAATTCGCCGACAATATGTTGTATGTGAGAAAAAACAAGGAAGATAATATTTATAGTCATTCTGCCGAGATACGTTCCGTTTCGGAAGACGCATCAAAACCCATTCGCACAATGGGAGTGAAAATGATTGCCGGGCCGGCGAATATCGGCAAAAAAATGTATAGTAATGAACAAATCGTGGTTACCGTACCCAACGTGAGAAAACCAGTGCCTCTCTTTATTTTAATGAGGGCACTTGGTTTGTCGTCCGATAAACAAATCATAGAATATTGTCTTTTGGATTTGGAGAAAAATGAAGAATATGTAGATTTATTCATTCCGTCTATTCATGATGCTGCCAAGATTTTTAATCAACGGGTTGCGCTTGAATATATAGCAACGCTGACAAAACGCGGAACGATTAGTGGTGTTATGGAGATATTAATGAATTACTTACTTCCGCATATTGGAGAAAATAATTTTTTGGACAAGGCGTATTTTATTGGATATATGGTGAATAAACTATTGAGAGTATTTACAGGGGAAGAAAAACCCACAGACCGCGACAATTTTAAATTCAAGCGTGTGGAATTGACCGGGTCACTTATATATGATCTGTTTCGCGAATATTATTTGATTCAAAAACGCGCGATTTCGCTGAAAGTAGATGAGGAACATTATTATCACCGTGGTCAATATAAAGGCGCCGGGTTTTTGGGTCTCATTGGAAATAACTATCGTGAGTTTTTCAAGGAACGGGAAGTGGAATCTGGATTCAAAAAAGCGTTTAAAGGAAATTGGGGTTCAGAAGCCCATACAAAGCGCGTAGGAGTAATTCAAGACGTGAACCGCCTTTCTTGGAATTCTTTCATCTCTCAACTAAGGAAATTTAATCTACCATTAGATTCCAGCGCAAAGGTTGTTGGACCGCGATTATTGCATTCATCCCAGTGGGGTTATATTGACCCGGTTGATACACCCGATGGCGGGAACATCGGTCTTCATAAACACATGTCTATTAGCACAATTGTCACTAGTGGTTCTTCTTCTAAATCAATGATAAAGTGGCTGCGTTCTAAAACAACAATGAAATTATTACAGGAATGTAATTCGGTTTTTTTAAGCTCGGCGACAAAAATAATCGTAAATGGTGCGTGGATTGGGGTTGTGGATAATCCGATTGAAACTGTTAGCATGATTCGGATGTTCCGGAGAAACGGAATTATACCTCCTTATATCAGTATTTCTTTTCACTATAACAGTAATGAGATTAATATTTATACCGACGCGGGGAGGTTAACACGTCCGGTTTATTATATTGAAGAAAAGAAGGCGAGTTTTCAGCGTAAAGAAATAGAAGATTTATTGGAATTGGGTAATTTCACCTGGGAAAATGTGGTCACCGGATTCAATAAAAAGTCGGACAAGGAATATAGTATCAAGAAACATAAAATATACAACATTGAGGATTTGTATCCCGAATTTAAATCACTAGAATCCATAGAGCATAATTTCAGCAAGAACAAGTCACTCATTGACTATGTTGACACTTCTGAAGAAGAGGGATTGTTGATAGCAATGAAGGAAGATGATGTAAAGAAAAATAAATATTATACGCATATTGAGATACACCCTTCTCTCATACTCGGAGTTCTAGGAAACATGGTTATTTACCCTGAAAACAATCAATTTCCGAGAAACGCATTCTCATGCGGACAGAGCAAACAAGCGGTTTCTACGTATCACTCTAATTATCAAATGCGAATGGACAAAATGGGCGTGATATTAAATTATGGTCAAGTGCCTCTAGTGAAATCAAGATATTTGCATTATATCAATAAAGAGGAAATGCCATATGGGATAAATACCATTGTCGCCATCATGTCGTATACTGGATATAATGTAGAAGACGCTATTTTAATAAATGAAGGTGCAATTCGGCGCGGATTGTTTAATACAACATATCATTCTATGTATGAGGCGAGAGAAGAAAGCTCTAAAGTAGCGGGTTCAACTTCTTCTTCCAAATTTGAAGATGTCGCGGGCAAAAATGTCACTGGTACAAAACCGGGTTATGATTACAGCCACCTTGATAAATGGGGATTAGTGAAAGAAAACACACAGCTAGACGATAGCATTGTCATGATTGGTAAAGTCACGTCTAGTGCTCTCGGGGAAACGAGTGGCGCGGCGATTGATTCATCCGTATTCCCTAAAAAAGGGCAGCTCGGATATGTAGATAAAACCTTCATTACTGAGGGGGAAGAAGGGTTTCGTTTGGCAAAAGTAAGGGTGAGAGAAGAACGTATTCCAGCAATCGGAGATAAGATGGCGTCACGCTGTGGACAAAAGGGAACCATTGGTCTTATTGTCCCTGAGGAGGATATGCCGTTTACAAAAGATGGATTGAAGCCTGATTTAATTATTAATCCGCACGCCATACCTTCTCGTATGACGATTGGACAACTGGTTGAATCTTTATTGGGAATTATTTGCTTGGAATATGGTGGATTTGGGGACTCTACTGCTTTTGTGAATAATGGTCCTAATACTGATGTATACGGAAGATTATTAGTGAAATCGGGATTTCATGCATCGGGAAATCATGTCATGTATAACGGAATGACCGGCGAGCAAATCTATTCAGAGATTTATATGGGACCGACATATTATATGCGGTTAAAACACATGGTGAAAGACAAGATAAATTATCGCGCCCGAGGTCCCAATACTATGCTTACTAGACAATCAGTTCAAGGTAGAGCAAACGATGGTGGTCTTCGGATTGGTGAGATGGAACGCGACGGAATTATGGCTCATGGTGCGTCGGCGTTTTTGAATGAGTCCTTTATGGTTAGGGGTGATGAGTATTATATGGCGGTTTGTAATAAAACGGGATGTATGGCTATTTATAATAGCGCATTGAATTTATTCGTTAGCCCTCTTGCTGACGGACCACTTCAATTTAATACTACGCTGGACGGAAAGATGAATGTTCGGAACATTACCCGGTTTGGTAGATCATTCAGTATTGTTCGTATTCCTTATGCTCTTAAATTACTTATCCAAGAATTACAAGTTATGAATATCCAGATGAGAATCATAACTGACGAGAATGTAGACCAGTTGATGAACATGTCGTATTCAGATAATATAAATAAGTTATTAGATGATGATAGGGACGTTGAAGAAGTGATAAAAACTCTCAAAATGAACAACGCGGGTAAGCTAAGGAAGGAAAACGAAAAAGAAAAAGAGAGAGAGAAAATTAAGATTCCGAGAATGAAAACTCCGGTTGTTGAACCAGAGGCAGAATATCCAAGAGACGTGAGTCCGGCGTATGAACCGTCGTCTCAAGAATCAGAGGTTTATTCTAAAGGAAGTGAAGTTTATAGACCGGGTTCAATATCTAACCCGCTGGAGAAAAGATTCTCTCCTAGTAGCCCAGACGAACCGCCGCCTCAAGAGAAATTGTCTGGACCATCTAGTCCAGATGAACCGCCACCATGGATGGTTAATCAACCAAGTGAGATAAATATTAAAAATCCGGAAATGAAAACACAATATGATGCACTTCCCGAGAGAGATAAAGAGCTATTATTGAAAATGGTCAATAAAATGAAATATGAAAAGGCGGAAAAAGAAAAAGCCAAAGAAAAGGCGGATGAAGAAGCAGTGACGGCTATTTTAGAGATTGATAAAAAAGATGAAGAAGGTGTGAAAAACGAAGATGGAAACGAGGGGGAGGGCGAAAATGCGAAAAAAGACGGAGAACAATCGGGTGGGGGACAATCGGGTGGGGGACAATCCGGTGGAAATTCGTCCGTTAAAAAGATAGTAACCTTTTCTTAAAAACGAACATTATATTCAACAAAAATTGAATTAAAAATATTGTATGCAAGATATATTATACAATGGCGACAACACAGAATTCCAGTAGTTTGATTTCATCCGTCTACAAGTCCAGAAAAACTTTATTGGCATTGATGAAAAGTCAGAATTATAGCGTGGATGAATATGACAATTTTAGCATTAACGAAGTGAATGCCATGTTTCAGAATAAACAACTGGATATGTTATTGGAGCAATCTGAGGAAAATGCCGAGACGGGAAGAAAAGACAAAATTTACATTAGCTATTATTTGGGCAAAACCATCCGTCCAGCAAATATTCAAGAGATGATTGACGATTTGTTTAATTTAGAGGAGATTCTTACCAAAAATGATACGCTAATGATTATTATCAACGATGACATGAACGAAACAATGACGAATCTATTGAAACATGTATGGGAGAAGGACGGAATTTTCATAATTATTCAGAGCATCAAGCGGCTCCAATTCAACATTCTGGATAATATACTAGTTCCTAGTCATCGCCTTATGACTACCACCGAAGTAAATGTTGTTAAAAAACAGTTTAATATTTCCGACAATACACAATTTCCGGATATTTCACGTTTTGACCCTGTCGCACAGGTTATTGGTATTCGCCCAGGTCAGATTTGCGAGATTATTCGTCCTAGCAAAACCGCGATTCAAGGAAAATATTACCGGATATGTGTTTGATAGATTGAGTCAATGAGTTCTTTATGATAATCGCGGGTGATTGGAAACATCAGTTGACGGAAGTCGTGTCCGGCATCAGACGAACAAATTTTATAATTTGGTGAATAATGTGGTTTGGTTTTGAACGGACAACAAATACATCTTATATGTAGTGGGATATAATTTTTTTCTTCATACATGCAATTTCCATAGTTGTAGTTGAAGTAATTCCCACACACTTTACACATGGTTACATTAATGTCTTTAGCAGTCAAATAATACGTAGGGTTTGAAGGAGAAGCAAACTCATTTGAATACGCGATTAGTTTTTTTCCACATAAAAATGTCACGCTGGACGACAATATTCGCGAAGGAAGTTTATATCTAAAATTACGTTCATAATATTTGTAGGACCTATTCATAACCACTACCACTTCTTCAAGAAGTTTTTCTTTATTGCTTTTATATTTTCGTTCTCTCAGGATTGTGTCATAGAAACAGAACTCTTTGATTGTGTGTTTTATATCATCAAAGAGTGGAAGACAGTTAATGAGAAGTTGCTTTTTCGCGCACGACATGGTTTTTATTCCGTTAAAAATATAAAAAGGATTCAATTTTTCATAAAATTCACAAAAAATTGAATTCATTTTTTTGTGAATAACAATGTTGAATGAGTGAGTATGTCCGATAAGAGGATTTTGGAAGAAGGGGTGGTGAATTTCTTTTCTAGGAAGAAGGAGTTCCGGTCGCTGAGTAATTTTTGGGAGGGTGATGTCAGAGTTAATAATAGGGATTATGAGAGCGGGGAACATTGCTTTCATGGAGAGAAATACACTCTTCTGGGGGAAAGCTGTTCAGATATAAAGAGGAAAAAAATATTAATGGATTATGGAGCGGCGTTTATGAAGCCATCGTTTTATAAAACAGGTGCGATGGCAAAAAAGGCTGGTGGAAAAGGAGGATTATTGTTGAATGGTAAGGAATTGGAAGAATGGAATAGAATTAGTGAGGGTGTTCAGAGAGAAATATGTAGATGGAAGTTGGACAATTTTGAGGAAGTAAAGAGGGATTTGATGAAGAGTGGAACTAGGCTATTAGTGCATCCTGCTTTGAGGTGTAGTGAAGAAAAGCTGGAGAGAACTGCGATATGGGAAGGAAAAGGGATAGTGAAGGATGGAAAAATAGTAGTGTTGGGTAAAAATAGATTAGGAAATATTTGGATGGATTTTCGGTGAGTGTAAAGTAAGTAAGTAAGAAATTCTTTTATTTTTTATGTTGCGGCAAAGTCCCAGACCACAACAGAAACATCGTCTTGTCCGTTGGAATCAAATTCTACTTCTTGAATGTTTCCGCTAAAATCCAAAACACTCCACTTCTGTTTCCAGCGACCAATTGCCAACTCACAGATTTCTTTACAGGACTTGGCAGTTAGAAATTCAATTTCTTGAAATGTATCAGTTTGCACTAGCATGTCAAATAATCCGTCACTCCCCATAATGAACCGAAAGTTGGAACCGGGAACGAGCGGAAAATTTTGAACATCAGGTGCATAACCAGTTTTGGAGGAATGTCCAAGGGCTTGTGTGCAGGCAAGCATAGTATTGTTTGGCCATGTGGCATACCAACTCCATACTTGTTTCATGTTGGTCTCGGAAATTACTTTTATGTTACCCGAAGTAACGAAAGATACACCCCTCTTTAATTCAGACAAACGCAATCGCTCCGCCTCATTAAATCCCGTATGTTCAACACTCACATGCTGAAGTTTGTTATCAACAAATACCATGTATTGTGAATCGCCGACGGATATGCATTCCATGTGGTCTTCATAAAGACGCAGAATTACTGCCGTCGCGCCTGAAGAATCGCCCGGCCCCTTCAAGCACCCCGAATCATCAATAAACCTAGCCAAGTCACGCACCGGGTCGGTGCCGCAAATTAGTTCTGTCATTTTATCAAGAGGAATGCTTTTTATGAAGTCAATGACGGAATAAGAACCATGTCCATCGTTTAGCATTACCCAACGCGAAATACCATTAATTCCCTCTCCCCAAATAACCACATCCTGTCCCTTAGAGAGACCTGCTATCCCAGACTCTACGCGAACTGCATGTGCAGAATGTGTAAATTCTATTGAGTTCATAACCAACTCCCGGTTTACCTCCGTTTTCATCACGTGCGCAGCCATTTTGCAATATCATAATTTTCTTGTATAAAAGATTTTCAATTTTTTATACAAAAAAAACTTTTGACGTTTTTCTTCTACACATATTATTTTTCTCAAAAAGACTTAAAGAAAAAATTGTTCGGGTAAATTCAACCAAGTGTCGCTAAAGTTTCTCTGGCAATGGTGGCAAAAGTCATTATCTTGGTATTGTTTGTTGTGTCACGTGTAAATTCGTACATGAACGCGGGGGTTTTTGGGATATTTAACAAATTTCAAAATACCGGTGTGAAAAATTCCGCAAAATTTGTTGGGGGGTTGAATGTTTTTAACTCCACTAATAAAACCGCTGTTATTAAAAAGGACGACGATAAGTATGTAAACGAATGCAACGGTGAGTGCTGTGAGGATGATTGCGATGATGATTGCTGCGATTTGGATAATCCGGTAAATTCATCTACTATTTTAAAAACAACAAACTTAATGATGTCCGCATACTTTGTTTGCATGTTGTTACTGTGAAACAGCAACATTAATCAAAAAACTATATAAATATATTTTTATTTGTTATAACATTTATGGAATGCATGAATTGTATGAAATGCATATTGTATCCAGAACAATATAAAATTATTTATAATGTGTCGTTTTTATCACTCGGAACATCTATTTATGCCGTATATAATGGATATTATAGTTTATCCATTTGTCCAGGTGGTGTTTTTTTGACATCTATAAATTATTGGATATATCCAGATTATTCTTGGCGTCGTTATTTGGATATGTGTTATGTCAAATTTGCACTAATCTATCAAATGTATAAAGCTTATAGGTCTCAATATATGATTCAATATTACTTACTTATGTTTGTCGCGGTTAGTATGTATCCACTGGGAATTTATTACTATAAAAAAAAACTTTATTGGCATTCTACGTACGTGCATTGCATGTTACATATAATTTCCAATATTGCAAACGTAGTTTTATATTCGGGGCGAATCGCATAAAGTTGAAATATATTTTTCCTCAAAAATAACATAACTATATATAATATGAGTCAATCTTTTGAAGAAACTGTCAACACCTATTCTCAACAATTTTCCAGCATTTTAGATGATTTCAAAAAAGCGTATGTGTTGCATAATATGAGCCCTGATAATAACGAATATCAAAACAATTATAATAATAAAAAGGGTCAATTAGACTCTATTTTTTCCAAGTTGTTTGTCACCACCAACAATATTCAAACGGAGATTGAAAAGTTAAATAAAGAAATCGGAATAATTGACAAGAAGATTCAATCTGAAAAAGCCATGAATCAAAAATTAACAAAAGGCATGTCGCAAATAATCACCAGTGATAATGGTTCAAGTAAATTAATTGACGAAACTACCGATATGTATAAAATTCAATATATTTCAAATATTATGATTATTGTCGGAATATTTTTATTATTGACTATGATGTTTGTTATATTTAAAAAACCGGCTGAGGCGGTAGCTGAAAACAATGAATAAAATGAATAAAATGAATAAAATGAATAAAATGAATAAAATGAATAAAATGAATAAAATGAATAAAATGAATAAAATGAATAAAATGAATAAAATGAATAAAATGAATAAAATGAAAAAATTGAATATGCATTGTTCTCTCTCAGGCGGGAGAAACACAAAAATGGACGAAAAGATTGCTCATAGAATCACCGAACTTGTTTCTTTGAAACAGGACGAGAAGCTTATCAGAAGGAATATTCTTAAAAATATCAAGGTTAAACAAGCGTTTTATGAAAAACAGAGAACAATGTATGGAAATTTTAGCCAAATAATTCAAATGGCTAATAAATTACAAAAAGATGAAATGGAGTTAAACGCCGATATAATGGTAATGAGAAGAGACGAAGAGCGGAGAAAAGTACTCTGCATTAAGTACACTTCGGAAATTAATGAATTAGAGCGAATTCAAAAAATGAAATCCGAACTAAAACAGCTGAAATTTGAAGATAAGGAGGAATTAAAAAAGTGCCAGGTTTTGGCGAACAAGAGAATAGATTTAAAATTGTTCAATAATCTTCCGTCTGAATTAGTTGACCACATACGTGATTATTTGCCGTATGATGTGCGAACACAACTAATAGAATCAAAATATAAATTGACAGTCAGGTTGAATTCTTTATCCGCGAGTGTAATAAGTCGGTTAGTTTGTAAAACTTCTAGAACGCCCGAATATTACTCGTTACTTTCATCGGAGGATGAAATGTGTAATTCAATTTATCGGCGATATAGAACAACAAAACCGGTACAAAAAATATTTCTGGAGATGTTGTTTTATAAATTCAAGAAGGAGAATCCCGTCGCGGCTTTCAAGATCGCCAAGCAATTTGCTATAATGTTCAACCCTTCAAAAAAATATAAAGTAAGAAACGCTACCGGATAATTTTGCAAAGACAACATAATTCGTAATTAAACAGTTTTATTTTTAACAAAGTAAACAAATGTTTAGTATTTTCAATAATAATGAGACAATAAAACGAAATATTCATTCTTTTTATAAAACAAATGCATGGAACCGTTTTAATCAACACAAAAATCTAGAAATTATCATGAAAAACGATGACAGTGAACCCCCAATTGCTTCACCCGCTTCACCCGCTTCACCCGCTTCACAAACAACTTTATTTTTTTTCGGGTTCGCACTAGGGTTTTATTTAGGGAGAACGTCAAAAAGATAAAAACTTATCTTGTCATAATATACCATGGACGAAACGTCAAATATAATGAAAATGGAAAATTTAGAAAAAGAATTTGACAATACCATGACGCTTTATAAACAAGCTTATTTGGATTATATAGATTCTTTAAAGGGAATTAACGATGGCACGAAGACTATTCCAAATTCTATGATAAACTTTGAAGGAAACGTTAATGTTGAATATGTAGCAACTCTACATGAATGCAGTGCGATTTGTAGCGGAAATCCTAATTGTTCGGGTCTATCATTTAATAAAGTAGATAATTATTGTTATTTAACAACCAATAGACCGGTTACTTATAATAGTTACGGTTCAAATTATCCGGTGACAACTGTTATTATGCCGGTATCCAGTGGGGAACGCGCATCTAATTTAGCGTCTTTAAATCAAAAACTCATGGATTTGAACAAACAAATTATGTCTGTCACTATCACTCCAGAGGGCGATTATATAGAAAATCAAAAAACAACCCAAACTGCTTTATTAACTATTTATAAGGATTTAGAAAATGAACGTAAAAAAATAGCGGAACTCAGCAGAGACTATAATCATACAGATAATGAATACAAAGACAATTCTATTTATGTGGCACAGAAAAGTTCAATGAATACGCTATGGTTGTTTATAACTGTTTTTGTTTTAATGACTACTGTGAAAGTTGTTATATTCAATAAATAAAAGTATAATAATATATTTGGTTATATATATTATTATCATTTTTAACATGGAAAATAAAGAAACAGCCTCAATTAGACAAGGGTTCCAGATGATAAATAAAAAAAAAAAATCAAAACCTGAAGGGAATGAGATGAGAGACACAACAATTCTTCTGCAAAAAGACGAAGACATTCAGAGTCAGCTCGCTCAACTAAAAGTTTTAGAGTCACGATACGCTGACCTAGAAAAACAATATAAAAATCTTAACCGCGGCGTTATGAAAACCACCAAGGATTATATTAATAATCCCGACTCAATAGGCAAAAACGTTTACGTGAGTCAGATTTTAGAAAATCCGACATCAACTTATCAAGGTGTTTATAATTCAGTGTCGCCCAGTGGAGAGAAAGCAATGTACACCTTTTCAGACAATTACACTTTTAAAACATGTCAAGAACAGGCTTTAATTTGGAAAAATCAATTTTTCGCTCTTGAAAATGTAAATCCTTCTACAAATTCAGGACAATGCTCAATAAGTGGTAGTTTAACTGATGCCACTAAATATGGCGAAAAAATATCCAGTTGTTCACAGGGTAAAGATGGTTATTTGTACGGTGGTTCTATGGTGAATGCAGTATATCGTGTTCCTGACGCTGAATATGTAGGAACATTCAATGATAGCCCAAACAGAGCCATGGAATTATTAAATGGCGGGAGTCAAACATATTCGTATGATTCTTGTAAAAAGGCGGCTGCTGACGGCGGCTACCCTTTTTTTGCCTTGCAAGATGGTGCGATGAATGGAAACGCGCAATGTGCGGTAAGCAAAGATTATTCAACCGCAACCGGACAGGGAACATCCACAAATTTTTTTACTGCAAAAGACGGGCATATTTATGGGGGTCCTTGGGCGAATTCTCTCTATCAGATACAAAAAACAACTGGAAATTATATAGGGTGTTTTAACGATAAACCAAATCGTGCCATGGACGCAGTGGATGATTTGGGTAATTATACCGTAGAGACATGTCAAGAAAAGGCGGTTTCGCAAAGCGCAAAATATTTTGCTGTTCAGGGTGGCGGAATGGGGAAATCACAATGTTTCGTTGGAAATAATTTAGATGCCGCAAAACAGTATGGAGAAGCAGTGCCATATTTTATTGGAAGTGATGGAAATGGTTATGGGTACTCGGGTGCAAATGCGATTTATAAACTTGACTCTATGGGTAATCCAGATGTTGTAGGCAAAGCTGGATATTTAGACGACACGGGAAAATTGACAGAGTATCAAGCATCTATGATAGAATCATCAACTTCTATTAAAAACGACGGTAGTTGTCCTAAGAATATTACAAATATAGATTCGGCTCAGTGGTCTAATTACAAAAATAGCGGGGAAATGATGACGCCTGCCAGCACGTGCGGGTTAGCACAAGCTACGAGACAGGATAATCAACAATTGATTAATATTTCTAATCAAATGAAAGATATTGCTAGTCAAATAGTCCAGTCTATTCATACACTAGAATCATACAATGCTGACTTATTAAAACAAATGGGCGTTGATAAAATGTCTCTTAAACGAAATCTTGACAAGTATTCACAGATCAATTCGGAAAACAAAAAATACGAAAAATCATATATGCCGAATGTTAGCGGTTTATTGTCAGACACTGCAATGAATGTTAAGCACGAGAATTATCTTTTTGCGTTTTGGAGTATTTTAGCGGCGACAGCAATAATAATAACAATCAGCGCGTTTCACCGAAATTAGTAGAAAATAAAATATGTATACTTTATAATAATGTCATCAAATGAAAAAATTGTCAATGAAGAAACACTAAACGACATTCAGGAACTTCAGACAATAGAAAGCGACTTATTTAGTAAACTAGAAAGTGGTATTGCGGACGGAACTATGACAAAAGAAGACCAAGAAAAAATTGCACAGCAAATACACCAAGTATCTAGCATGCGAATTAAATTATACGAAACCTTAAATAACATTCATTCAATTTATCAGGGAAATGTATCTGCTTCTATGGATACGTTATCAGAGCAAAGTTTAGCGATTGGTATTGTAGAAGAAGAATTAAAAGAAGCGAAAAATAGACTAGAAATGCTTAAAAACGAAAAGGCAAATAAGCAACGGTTGGTTGAAGTAAATAGTTATTATGGCGAACAGTATGCAGACAGAACAAATCTCATGCAAACTATTGTATTTGTTTGTGTTCCTATTATATTATTGTCCTTTTTAGCAAATGCAGGGTTTCTCCCTAGTAGTATTTATTATATTTTAGTTATTATTATTGGTTCAGTGGGTATAGTTTATTTGTCCACAAAATTATTATACTTATCAAAGCATGACAACATGGATTATCAAGAATATGCTTGGAATTTTGACACAAATAAAGTGCCTTATGTAGATACTAGTAAACCTACTGGCGGTTCCGACCCTTGGATTAAGGCTGGAATAATATGCATAGGTCAGGATTGTTGCTACCCCGGAACCACATATGATATATCAATGAATCAGTGTATCCCCGGAACCTTTACGGGAAGTGATTATGTCACAAATACTTTAGTTACACACGACACGTCCAATAATGTTGTGGCAACAAGTTCGGCAACGAGTAAGGTAAATACTTGAACAATGAATGCGAAAGTTAAATACATTGTCATATATTGTCATATATTGTAAAAAATAATATATTGTAAAAATTTTATAATATATTATACTAGTAGTCGCACAAGTTATGTCAGGAAATCAATTATTCGGTACCCCACAAGACGATGCATATAATCACGTAAACAATCTATTATCATACGCTTCCTCTTCTATATTATGCGGTCCTGCATGTCAATCCCAGAAAAAAACAGACGAATTGAAACAACTTTACTTGAATGCACAAAAAAATGTTAAATTGGCACCTAGTGAATTATATACCGCGAAAAAAAATTATTATGTAAATGTAGATGGGGTTGCAGAATATAATAAAATGTCAAAAACAGAATATGAAAAAGAAGTGAATGCTTTGTCGGAACAAAAAAAAACAGAATTTAACCGCAATATAAGTTTTGCAAAAACTCTGCTAGGAGATCATAAAAGTTTATACAATAATTTTGAATATGTCAACGAGTTATACGAAACGTATGTAAAGAAAAACGCGGATTTAAAAAAATCCATGGATGACAAAGAATCCGATTCTCTCACGAATGACCGTAAAACTTATTATGAAACACAACATTATGATTATTTGACTTCGTGGTATTACATATTAATCAGAGTTTACGTAATGTTGGTAGTAGTTTTTTTAATCGCCATTTTCTTGGCTCCTAGCGGATTGTCATATTACAAAAAAATGGGAATTTTGTTCTTGATTCTAATATATCCCTTTGTAATTAATTATATAGTTCTCTATTTTCTCTCATTGACAAATAAGATATCCAGCGCCTTACCTAAAAATGTATATGCCGACCAAAAAGCTACTTCTTCAGATTAACGAAAACAAAATATAAAATAAAAACGGTGAAAGCACCCACCACTCTTTCACAAAATAAAAGGATGATTTAACTAGTTTATTGTCTTCCTCTATATAATATTTCCCGGCTGTTCCGCATTTTTCATCATCGTTTCTAGCGGAACTTGCATAATCGTAATCTATTTCCCCTGATACTAATTCAGTCTTTCCAAAAATTACACATTCTCTTCTGTCTGGTATAAAATGTTTACAATTAATGCATAATTTTTTGGGCGTTAAAAGCGATGAACGAAGTGAATGGGATGTTAATCGCGATGATTGCATTGGGTGAAAAAATAAAAAAAAACACAATAAAGCCACTGATTTCATACTTGATAAAATATGTATAATTATCTCTATACACATTTTACATAACATTTCACATAACATTTCACATAACATTTCACATAACATTTTAACTCGCCAATTCTTGGATTTCATCTGTCGCATCCGCATAAAGAATCTCCACGCCATACCACCCATCCTTTCTCTTCTTACCGAATTTCTTATCCATATACAACGACAATTCTTCTCCACAACCCTTCGGAAGAATCCTGGATCCCTGTTGTGTCTGAAACCATAACTTGAACTGTTCCGTAAGCTCTTGTTTACCGATTTTCTTTCCCTCCTTCTTACCTACCATCTCAATAACAAATGCGGAAATATGGTCCTGTCCTCTACGATATTTATTAGAAGACGACAATACCATTTCGCAATCCTCTACATGTCCCTTTGTCTCAAAAACACGCTTCACCAACATACTCATAAACACGGGAGCCCACATAGGAATTTTAATTTTTAATTTTTTATCCTTGGGAAATACGTACTTCTTTTCCTCATCATCGCCACACGAATCCTGATTAGGAACAACATCCGCATCAACAAATTTTGACACGAAGTCACAAATCCGAATGCGCCGCCAAGTTCCATCATCATTACTACCAATCTCGGGCAGATTATTCGTGCAAACCACCAAGCAAAACTGTGGTGTAAAAGTTTCCGCCTCTGAATATAATGCTCTCGCGGTAATTGGGTCACCGCCAGTCAATTCCTTCATTGGACCCTCATTCAAACGGTCGCCCTTTGACGGCTCCTGCATCACAGCATATCTCACACCCTTTAATTGAATAACCTCAGAAGATGTCCCGCCAATCGCATTTCGCTTCCCGGTGACAAGCGTAATCGGCACCGACCCTTTATATTGTCCAAGCGCATGACTCATTAGATCCGCCAACATGGATTTTCCATTACTTCCCGAACCGCGATAAATATTAAAAGTCTGGTTGATATTTTCACCGACCAAAACTGATGCCAAATGATCCCACATATAACGATTCAGCTCTTTTATGGGAAACAACTGTTCCATAAATGTCATAATCTCGTCAGAAATTTGCCCATGTCTTTCGGGATTAAAATCAACATATGGAATACCGGTCGTTTTGGTGATGTAATCCTGTGGATAACCCTCACGAAACTCATTTTTATTAAAATCAATAACCCCGTTTGAAAAGCACATTAGATGCTTGTTGGAATCCCGCATAATATTGAAATTCTCATCACAGAATAATCCCATCGCCTCCTTCATAATATTATCTATGCAAGAACCGAATCGGATTTTTCCAGAAATATCTGTGACCTTTCTTATTTTCGCGTTTATTTTTTCATACAAATCGCCAGAAGCATCTTGCTCCTGTAAATCGTGGGACAGTTTCTCTATTTTTTCTTGATACACTTCGTTCATTTTTGTCGCAACCTCCATACGCAATGTTGTATTCGGGTCTTCCTTCCAGTGATGATCACAAAATTTATACCAGGTTTTGTGCTTTCTGCTACTACAGACATATTTGTCCTTGTACATCTGATGAAGAACCATCGCCAAATCATGGTCGGTCGCCAGCTCCATCGTCAGTTCAATATAATAATTAATAGTGTTCTTTTTAACGAGCATGTATTCCTCCGGTGCATCCTGCTTCGCCCAATAAATAATAGAACGCTCCGTATACCCATTAACACGCTCCTTGAAATGTTTACACCATGATTTATACAAATCAGCGATGGTTCCGTAGTCAAAATCACTGGCTTTTGCTCTTAGGGCGACCCATATCAAAAACACGTTATCATTGTCCATTCTTAAAGATAAATGTTTCAGGGCAAATGCGACAAACCGATTCGCAAGATGAGAACCGGGTTCATAATATTTTTCCGGTAAAATTTGCGTATATTCATAAATCTCCTTTATCTCGTATTCCCTTGATTTTAGATTATCAAGAAATTTTGTGACGGTTTTTTTCAACATTTCTTTTGACGTAATGCGCTCATAATATATTTTATTGTCATCATCGTCATCATCTTGCGACAAAATCATGAGTTTCGTCTTGGGTTTGCTTCTGGGAGCTTTCTGTGTATTATAGCGCTTCTCACATTCAGCTTTCATTGATGGGGTCATTTCAAACCGAACATTATCCTCGTATTGTGCAGACAATTTACGAAAATCCGCAATAATGTCAAAATCTGACACGCGCTTCGGTTCCATAATAAATTGCCCATCCACGGGGTCAATCGTGACATCATAATGATAGGTCAATTCGTACCGCTGATTACCCGGTTTTTTAGAACCGAAAAGCTGCCAATTTGTTGTTCCTCGGCTAATAGATTCGTCTAGGATAGCGTCCCAGCTATTGATTAGTGGAAGTTCTTGTAAAACTTCCGGGAGAATAGTCAACATTTTCTCACGTAACATGAGCTGCAATGTATAATTAATCTGAATTCCTATGTAAATATGAATGCCATCTTTTGTCAGAGATTCGTCTTGTAACCTATTTACGTCAGGTTTTTCCATAACATAAATAGGAAACGGTTTACTTTCCTCAAAAATATAAAATTCCTTAAGTTGTTCCAAATACCAACCAATTATTTCGTCAACATTTTCTTTTTTATGCTGACGTTTGCAGACATCATATTTATATTTGAAATCCAAATCTATCAAAAGGGGTCCCTGACCACTTTCTTGTTGTTTTTCGGTCAAATACTCGGGCTTATTTTTAACAAACACGTGCTCCACATAAAGACGGTGAAATGTGGGTAATTCTTCTTTGTGAATCCTCCATGAACCACCATATATTCCTAATTTTTTATCGGGTATTCGCGTATGCGTGGGCGTTTCACCCGATTCCGTTTTATGTTTAATGAGAAATTCATTTAAATCCTTGAAGGGGTTCTTTTTCATATTATTGTTCAATTCATCCATGTTATTATTATAAAAGAAGATATTTCTATTTCATTTTTTTATATAATAATTAACTCATCGGTTGCGTTATTACGCATTGTCGTGTGCGTTTATTTTATCTTGACAAAATTTATCATGTTTATGGTGTGCACAACATAAAATACATATATAAAATACATATATAAAATACATATAAAAAGTGGAGATTATTATAATATATTCAAAAAGATGTCTCTACCAGTAAAAGACAAAGGAAACGTAACCATGGAAACAGTAAATAATAATTTAAAATATCTCTCAACAATTTGTGATTCGCAAGTGACTTCTACTTCTTATTACTCTGGAATTACTGGAAGTTATCAGAACACCGCAGCAGGTGCTTCAGCTAGTTATCAGGGTGCTTCAGCTAGTTATCAGGGTGCTTCAGCTAGTTATCAGGGTTCCTCAGCTAGTTATCAGGGTTCCTCAGCTAGTTATCAGGGTTCCTCAGCTAGTTATCAGGGTTCCTCAGCTAGTTATCAGGGTTCCTCAGCTAGTTATCAGGGTTCAGCGGGAGGCGCTTCGGCTAACTATCAAGGAAATAAACCATCAAAAAATGAAATTATATCAAAAAGCACAATATCTAGATTATTGGCCGATGTTAAAAATATTATGAAAAATCCACTAACAGAAAATGGTATATATTATATTCATGACGAGGAAGATATGTTACGTGGATATGCACTTATTATAGGTCCATCGGAAACTCCCTATTTCGGAGGAAATTTTTTCTTTGAGTTTTCATTTCCAACGGATTATCCTCATAGTCCGCCAAAAATCACTTATTGTACAAACTCGGAGAGCATTAGATTTAATCCAAATTTATACACAAACGGAAAAGTATGTATTTCTATATTAAATACGTGGCGTGGTGAACAATGGACCTCGTGTCAAACGATTTCCACTGTATTATTAACTCTTTGTACGCTATTATGTTCAAATCCGCTTTTGAATGAACCCGGAGTCTCTGAGAAACATCAAGATTTTACGAATTATAATAAAATTATAGAGTACAAAAATATAGATATCGCGGTTTTAGCGATTCTGGAAAAATGTCCCGGCATATATCCTCATAATTTCCATAGTTTTTACCCATATGTAAGAGAAAACTTCAATAAAAATAAAGACAAAATAGCGAGTTTTTTGGAAAAACACGCAAACGACAAACCGGAACTTTTGGGAACCGGGCTATATAATATGTCAGTTTCTATTGATTATAATAAACTACATAAAAAATATCTTGCAATTGTTGAACAATTGACTTAAAATATAAAATTGAACCGAAATAAATATATAAATAGAAGAGTATATATATATTTAGTAAAGATGCACTTCTGCAGTTCGTGTAGCAACATGTATTACATCCGAATTGACGGAGATAATACAAATAAGCTAGTATACTATTGTAGAAATTGCGGGACAGAAGATAACGTGTTGACGGTTGACAATATCTCTGTTTCCAAAACAACCATGAAAAAAAACGAGAAAAACTTTTCCCACATTATCCATAAATACACCAAGTTGGACCCAACATTACCAAGGATTAATAAAATTTTGTGTCCTAATTCTAATTGTCAAACAAACATAAGCGACGCGGAAAGAGAAATTATTTATATACGATATGATAATACTAATATGAAGTATGTTTATCTATGCTCTACGTGCGACAATGTCTGGAAAACAAGCGAAAACTAGAGACAAAAATAATTTAAAATAAAATTGATATTATATATTAAAAAAATAATGTATAATATACATAACATGAGTGATGACGACGAAGATTTTTCGGTTGGTAGTGATGTTCCAAGCGATGATGAAGAATTTATTAAAAAACCAAAGTTGATCATAAGCGAAGAGGACGAAAAATCTGTTCCCGACGAGGATTTAAATGAAAAGGGAGAAGATGTGGATTATGATACTGAAGATGATGTTGCAGAAAGTGAGGGTGAAGAGGGCGATGAGGGTGAAGAGGCTGATGAGGGCGAAGAAGTTCTTGGTGACGAAGATGTTGGCGAAGATGTTGTTGAAGATGTTGTTGAAAGCGCTGATGAAAGCGCTGATGAAAACGAAGATGAAAACGCTGACGATAATGATTCCGATGAACAAAAAACTCTTCATGGTGGAGCGAAGAAAAAACAAACAGTGAAAACGGATTTAATTAATAATGTAAATGATGATAGTGATGAGGATGATGACGACGATGATTCTTATTTACAAAAATTTAGCGCGGAAGTAAATAAAAATTATTTGGTGGATTTTCACCCCGAATGTTCTGTGAACAACTATGACGAAATTGCAACTCTTTCTCTCGTTACTAGAGACAAGAATAATAATATTATAGATGACCTTCATAAAACAATTCCTTACCTAACAAAATACGAAAAATCGCGCATTATTGGACAACGAGCAAAACAAATAAATTCGGGCGCAAAAACATTTGTGAAGGTCCCTGAAAATATTATTGATGGATATTTAATTGCGGAAATGGAGTTACTACAAAAACGCATTCCATTTATTATTCGGAGACCAATATTTGGAGGTGGTTGTGAATATTGGCGCGTGCAAGACTTGGAAAACGTGGGTTTTTAATTAGTGTCTATATGTTTTATTCTTTAATTGTTGTTGTTTTCGTTTTATTGTTCTATTTTTTTCTCTTTGAATTTTTTGAATGAGGGTATCTTCTGCTTTTTGGAATACTTGTTCAATGACGGATTCAATCTGCTTTTTTCTATCTTTGTCTTTCTCTTTCTCAAGAAGATATCGCTGTATTTTATCATTGATATCTTCTCTCTTTTCTTTTATCTTGAGTGTGGGTTTATTCTCGGTTAAATGGCGTCTCTCATATCCAGAAAGGCTTTCGGCATTAACTTCTCTGGTGGATTCGGCGAGAATCCCGTTTGCGTATATTGCGTAATTGTCAAATTTGTCTGTGTTTTCCAATACAATGTGGTAGATGTAATAAATACGTTTTTGATTTACTTCCTGAAAAGTTTCATCAAAATAAGCGATTAGTTTATACTTATCTTCTATCATGAGTTTATATTTATTCCTTTCTTTTAAATTTTCCTTCATTGCTTCTAATCGTTCTGCGTCTGCTTCCTCTAATTCCCCTTCGTTTTCAAAATGTACTTCAAAATTGTTATATCCCTCTATTAAATCCTCCATTTTTTCCAATTGCGTATCCGTTAAACGATCATAGAGAATGGCGTGTCCCCCAGTAACATATAAATCTTCTATCAACCGCGGATTTTTATCTTTGGCCAATTTGTATAATTTATGAACAGTTTTCTTCTCGGAATTCTGCAATGCGGATTTCATTACGCAGGTTGCTTTCTTGAATTCGTGGCGCCCACCACGTTTATAGACTTTTACAAAAGTATTTTCTTTGATGTCTTCTATCGGAATATATTTTTCTTTTTTGTCTATCAAACAAAGAATTTTAGTTCCTTCTTTGAAACAAATGGTTTGAATAGTAACGTTAATGGTGATTTCATTCACAGGTGTAATCTTATCATCTGATAAATTGTCGTAAATATTTAAATTTTGGTCATTACCAAGGATATAAGTTTTTATATTATTAAATGTCACATTAAATCTGGGAACGACTATTATGCGAATCTGGTAATAACCGGAATAAGTCAAATTAATTATTGAATCGTCATTATATAAAGAATCTAAAACTGGATATGTTTCCGTATAATTAGTTATCCGTAAATTTGTTGAATCCCTCGCATTAACTATAAAATTAATCGTGTTTCCATCAAAATAAGAAATATTTTCTGTCGAATCAATAGAAAATTTGGTCAAGTTGGTAGGAATTATTGACGTGGTGGCAAATTCTGGAACTATGCTTCTCCCGTAAAGATTAATAGAGGTAATTTTTGATGAGGACGATAATCCGGAAATAAAATAAATCTTGTCCTTTTTTATATGTATACTCTCCGTTAGCGAATAAGAAATTGCTGGAGAAAAAATCGTATCTTGTCTAATTTCGTTTTTTGATAAATCAAGTGTAAATTTTCTTATGGGATTACTCGTTGAATCCTCTTGATCTACATAAGAATACGTATAGCTATTGTTGTTCGTCATATATAAATTGTCATTAGAATCAAATGCAATTGAACCACCACCTATGCTGTTCAAATAATAAGATCCTGAATTCTCTATTAAATCTTTAAAAGTGAAATAACTGTAAGACGTGTTTGATATAATAAAGATAAACCCGGGAACAGATAAATATAAGTTTTTGCTTGAATCAATTGCTAAATTTAAATTATAATACGGCGCATCAGAAATGTAACTGTAACCACTGTTACTTGTCACAGTTCCTGGGGTCTGGTTTTGTTGAAATTCATTCGGAAGATTACTGTTATTAGATATAATATTATATACTTCTGTTTTTCCGTCTGATAAAGTGAATTTAAATATAACAATATTGTATGTATTTTCATCAAATATTGCCATAAAAAAATCTCCGTTTGAATCTTGTATTACCGACGGCTTTGAAATAACAAAACGTTCATTCTTAGTAAAAATGGGGTTATCCGTAAAAGTTCCATCACTAATTAACATGTTTAATTTATAATACCCTGAATAAAAATTATATGAAATGTCAGAAGACATTATATTATTTGCAGAATCTTTTAATGTAAGACTATATGGCATAGTTTTATTAATATATTCTTTTGTGAGATAGTTCGGATCCATAATAATATTCCGTGTTAAATATGGTAAGTTATAATTTCTACCTTGAAGTGGTCCTATACCTTGAAGTGATGCGACTAGAATCGCGCCGCCAACATTGAAATATCCGTTGCTGTAATAAGTAATTGTTCCACCGTCAACTATTGTTGTTGGGCTATAATAACTCATGTATTTGCTTTATATAACTCCAGAAATTTTAATTTGTTATTTCACTAAATACATTAGCCTTTTGCTAAATAAAAATGTCACGTGATAAAATATTACATATATCTACTAATTATTGATTCGCGGGAACCAAGGGGTTTCAATATAAATCACGTCTATACGTTTTATTTCTTAATTGTTGTTGTTTTCGTTTTATTGTCCGATTTTTCTCTGTTTGAATTTTTTGAATCAGTTTATCTTCAGCTTCTTGAATCGCGGAATCAAACCATTTTTTCCTATTTTTCTCATGAAGATATCGCTGTATTTTATCATTGATATCTTCCCTCTTTTCTACTTTTCTTTTTGTTTGTTTCGGGATTAAATCGCGTTTCTCATACCCCGGTAGACTTTCGGTATTAACTTCTCGGGTGGATTCGGTGAGAATCCCGTTTGCGTATATTGCGTAATTATCAAATTTGTCTGTGTTTTCCAGTACAATATGATAGATGTAATAAATTCTATCTTGATTGACCTCTTCAAAAGAGTCATCAAAATATGCGATCAATTTATACTTGTCTTCTATCATGAGTTTATACTCGTTCTTTTTCTTCAGTTCTTTCTTAAAAACTTCTAATCGTTCTGCGTCTGTTTCCTCTAATTCCTCTTCGTTCTCAAAATGTACTTCAAAATTATTATATCCTTCTATTAAATCCTTCATTTTTTCCAATTGCGTATCTGTTAAACGATCATAGAGAATGGCGTGTCCCCCAGTAACATATAAATCTTCTATCAATCGCGGATTTTTCTCTTTGACCAATTTGTATAATTTGTGGACGGTTTTCTTCTCGGAATTCTGCAATGCGGATTTCATTATGCACGTTGCTTTCTTGAATTCGTGGCGCCCACCACGTCTGTATATTTTTACAAAAGTATTTTCTCTGATATCTTCTATCGGAATATATATTTCTTTTTTATCTATTAGGCAAAGAATCTTGGTTCCTTCTTTGAAACAAATCGTTTTAACAGTAACGTTAATTTCATCATTACCTTGACCATTGACAAAATTTCCATTAGGATAACAAATTTTTAGTCCGTTTAATTGACCAGACGTTGTTAAAATATCTATCGTAAATATTAAATTAATAATTGGATATAATAAAATTTCGTAACGAGAATAAAATAAATCATAGTAACAAAATATAAAATGAGATTCGGAATATATTATATTAGTTAATGAAACACTCTGCTGATAACTCGTTATAAAATTCTTTGAATTTGATACTATAAAATTAATATTGTCAGCATAATAACATATATTCCCATTACCATTAACAGAAATCAGTGTGGGATAAGATTGCGTGTTGTAATTATTCTTCAAAATATTACCCAAAAGATCAAATGTTACTATTTTTGATAAATTAGTAACTGTGCAATATAATATATCTTTATATATGGATAACCCTCTTGTTTGATTTTTATAATCATTCGGGAGTTTATTCATATTATTCAAAAATACATTATCTACATCATATTTAGAATCGCTAATAAAATTTAATTTTATAAATAAAATTTCACTATGATTATTGTCGGAAATATACATATTATTGAAAGAATCAAAAACTAGCGGACCACCACCCATGGTTTCTGATATCGTATATTTTGTTTCGGGAACGCCATTATATTTATTATTGGAATTTGGAGCTTTGTACATTATTTTAAAAATATAATTAGGAATTGATATGAAAAGATTATCGGAAAAATCAAACGCTAAATTAATGTTGTATTGAATGGTTGAGTCATAATTATAATTTTGAATTTGCGTATACTGTGCTATAGAAAAATAGCTAGGATTTAAATTTACTACACAAACAGTAATATAATTTTGTGCGTCTAAAAATGATAAGTAAATATTTTTTTTAGAATCAAATGCTAATCCCATAGAGTAATTTTCTGCCATTGTTTTTCGGTCGGTTAATCTTAAGACGGAATAGTAAGATTCTATATTATAGCTGAAGCTTGATGAAATTTTTGTCCGTCCACTATACAATGTAAAAGTATCAAAAATGTTACTATTATTTAACGTTCCTGGTAAATATAGTTCACCGTAAAAATATTTGGAAAAATTGGTTAATTCATTATTGTTTTTTTTGTCGGGTATCAATTCTTTATTTGTTACCGGTCCGTTCCAAAAATATGTGTAATAATTTAATCTTTCGCCAGGCGATATTGTTGTTGGACTATAATAACTCATACTTATATAACATTAGAAAGTTTAATTCTTTATTCACTAAATTAATTTTATTGGTGGAAAAGATAATAAAATTAATTTATCAACAATTATAATGGAAAAACCATCATTTGTTTATTTATTAGTATCAACAAATAATGCGACATATGTGGGCGCGACCGTTGATTTGGACCGACGTCTACGACAACATAATAAAGAATTAGTTGGCGGCGCTCATGCCACAAGCGCGAAAGTTAAAAAAGGCGAGATATGGAGAAGAGCTTGCCACGTATCTGGTTTTCCGGATTGGTCAGCAGCGCTTCAATTTGAGTGGCGATGGAAACAGTTGTCTCGTAAATTGTCTCCCAAGTTATTTCCTTTGGAGAGAAGAATGGCAGCGTTGAAACAACTACTTGCGTTAGAACGCCCGACAAGTAAAGCCATTGCTTATAGTGAGTGGTCGTCAGGGTTACCTGTTGTTAATTTGGAAACAGACGAGGCGAATCAATATTATCAGTAAAGGATTCTATTATTGTGAATCGCATTTTTCTTACTCTAATACAAAGATGAAACATCTACATAAAATCATTTGTTTATTTTCTCTCATGGTTATACTTTTAGGAATAGGAATGACTCATAAGGTTGTAGAGGGTCATAGCGGAGGTGGGGGCGGGCATAGTGGGGGCGGACATGGGGGAATAGGACATGGAGGAATGGGACATGGAGGAATGGGACATGGAGGAATGGGGCATGGAGGAATAAGTAGAGGAGGAATGGGACATGGAGGAATAGGACATGGAGGAATGGGGCATGGAGGAATAAGTAGAGGAGGATATTATGGTGGTGGAAGCGGTTCGTATTCTTTCAATCCTTTTTATTATTACGATTATCCCGTATATATTGAAGAAGAATCACCAATATATTTTTTACCGAGACATCAACCGTTCTCCATGTTGTAAGGCACTAGTTTTCTTTGATTTTCTAGTTTTCTTTATTTTTTTTGATTTTCTTTGATTTTCTAGTTTTCTTTGTTTTTTTTGATTTTCTAGGTTTCTTAGTTTTTTTTGATTTTTTAGTAGCACGAGACTTCCGACTTTTTCTTCTTCCTCCATAATCGGCGACAACCGTGATATCGTCTTCTTCTTCATGAACGGGACGAACAGGGTTTGCAAATTGTCCAAAAGGTTGTCCAACGGGTTGTCCAACAGGTCCTCCTAGTTCTCTGTGTTCTATTTCACTTTGCGCTCTCTCAAGAGCTTCTAATTTTAAACTCAATATGTCGTTCAGGTTGTTTCTCTGTGCCAAATTGTCGGCAACTTCTTCATCAGTAGTATTATGAGAGAAATGAAATTCCGGAATGATAGCATCGCTTATTTGTTGATACGGATGCTGTAATAAATAACTTATCATAATTTCTTCTAAATAATCCATCAAGGTTGTTGATTGTAGAAAAGAAACGTCATGGCGTTCTTGATAATTCATCTGAGTATTATATCTCAATTCTCCGATATTGTCTTGAAATCGTTGCAGATCTGTTCCCTGCAAAACGTCTCTAAAAGAAATAATTTCTTCCGATTCTCCCGGAACATCTTCAGGATGTTGTGCAACATATTCACGATGTTCCGTAATTTTTCCTAGTATATAATCATCCAATTCACGTATTGTTTGTAATTCCTCTGGTGTTCTTTGTCTCTCCATATATATATACATATGTATATTGTAATAATCGGAATATAATCGGAATATAATCGGAATATAATCGGAATAATTTTAAAAATTGATTATCAAATAAAAACAAATAATTATATTATACAGAAATGATGCACACGATAATTAATAAGAGAAACGCCCTCAAGGAGTTATCCGACGAGGTATTTGAGAAATTACTTCCTACGCTGGCAACCGAAATAGAAACACACGGAATCCTCTACGAAAACTATTCTGATGAGGATATCCGTAAAGATTGGAAGCTTTTATGCGGAAAACCAATAGATAAATCTGTTACAAATGTTTCCGCGACCGCAGTGGCTGGTATGAAAATTATGCGAAAACATATGCGACACTTCTATGATGTCGCGAATTATAAAGGACAATCTATAAGAACCTTATGGAAAAAGCCGAATCTGGAAAAAGCCCTCCGGTTTAATCGCGCACAACATTCTACCCCGTACGCCTCCGAAATTATCCGGTCGCTTTCATTTACGAATGGTCTCGGAAAAGTCACCATGTATCGCCCATTAATGGCTAGAAACGTGGTCGCCTATTTTGAAGCGAAAAGTGTATTGGATGTTTGTGCGGGTTGGGGTGGGCGAATGATCGGAACAAAGTCAGTGGATTTGACGAATGTTTCTTATACTGGAATAGACCCATGTATTAAAACATATGAAGGTCTCTGTGGTATTCGGGATGAATTAAAGTTAACTGGCGTAACGCTGATTAATAAACCAGCCGAAGTGGCTTTATCGGAACTTCCCGAAAACCAAAAATTTGATATTGCACTGACAAGTCCTCCTTATTTCAATTTGGAAATTTACTCAGATGAGACGACTCAATCGCTGAATGAAAAAACATACGAAGAATGGCTGGATACGTTTTTAAGACCGGTCATTGTCGGGGTTATTAAAAGGGTAACCTATAGCTGCTGGAGTGTTAAGAATTTCAAGACGGATAAAAAATATAACTTATTAGATGATGTTATTAAAATACATAAGGAAAACGGTTGGGGACTAATACCTGTTACATTTACAATGTCTAATAGTAGGCGACCGGGGGGTAGCAGCGGAACGGTTTCCGTTGAACCGAAAAAGACGGAAGAAATTACGTATGTGTTTGCGAAAGAATGAATCTAACACTTCCATCTATTTCCACAATCAATACATGATACAAAAGTTGTCATAGGCTCGTCCGCAGACCTTGTTTGCTGTTGATAATAATTACATTTTTTTGAGCGACATTTCCGACAAGTGAACGTGTCGGTCATAGCCTCCATCGTTGTCTCATATTTTGTTTTATCTCGCTTCATTTTCGCGTCAATCAAAGAAATCCATTTCTCATGATTCATTTCTTGATGCGTCATGAATGCCAAGACTTGTGGCTTGATACTCCCGTCTTTAATTTGTCCGACTAGTTCCACATTTTTCAAATTTGTCAAGATACTACGCAGTCGGTCAACATATAATTGCACATAAAATGGATTGTCCCATTTTTTTACCACTTTACGATTCGTGGCTTCTTTCAGTGCATAATTATAAACACCCTTTTCCAAATTAGAACTTTTTTTCTCATCTTGAAAAATGTCGTTCAGCTTTGTAACGACATTTTTGCGAAATACTTCCGGGTTTGCTACGGTCCTCATCTATGTAATAAAACACAAATTATATTTAAATAATAATCAATTTTAAATTATATCTTTATGCAGCATAAAATGAGATGTTTTTCATTAGTCTCTCAGTAAACTTTTCGGGTTCGTCTTTATAAATAATATAACAATTGATTATTTCTGCAGGAGAATAGAATCTATCGCGGATTTTTTCCAACTCGTCAGCATCCATCTCTTCCCCATAATAATGCGTATACATTTCTTGAATAGTGGCACGAGTTGCGTTATCAAAGTTCAGAGTAATATCAATCCGACCCGGGCGAACAAGAGCCGGATCCAATTTTTCGTAATGATTACTAGTGATTCCCAATATTCTACCAGATGTCTCTCTTAATCCATCCCATAAGTTCAAAATGTCGTCCAATGTTATCGGGTCCTCATCAGGCGGGAGTTTACAATCATTCATAATTTTCTGTGCCTGCTCATTATTATTTTCAATCACTTGTTGAATAATATTTTCCACGATTTTCGGGTCCTCCATGGTCTTCTCCTTCTTTTTTCTACCGGGTGTTTTTTTAACTTGCCCTCCACAAAGTTCGCGTTTTAAAACAATGTCTCCCATACAGTCAATATCTTCAATGATAATTATTTTTTTGTCAAAACCAACACTCCCCTTTTTATTGTCTTCGTGATATCTGTCCTCAAAGAAAAAGTCATCCAATTGTTGGCGGGTTTTTATTAATTTCAATGACAATGTCACAATATGTCTTCCGGTTAAATTGGACAAACATTTGAAAAAAGATGTTTTTCCGGTTCCAGGTGGTCCATGAAGTCCGATTCCGAGTGTATACGGTATGCCATTATCGTAATACCATTGTTTATTCTCCAAGAAAAACGCAATTTTATTTATTATTTCTTCCTTTCCTTCAAAAAACATATTGGAAAAAGACCGACTGCTTTCAAACGGATACTCTCTCCAACATTCATATTTACAATCGGAAAAATTTGTCTTGCATAAACTATATATGAATTTTTTGTTATCCCGGCTATTTTCTATTTTTTCCAAATATGCAGTTTTGATTTTCTCCACGAAATCCCGAATAACACAAACATTTGAATGATGTGAATAAAGCGTTATAATTATTTTGTCGGTTTTCGCATTTTGTAATTTTTTATTTTCCGTTTCTTCGCCCACGATTTCCACAGACCCGTATATTTCCAACTCTTTATTATATAAAAAATTTCTCTCCTGTGTTATAATATACATATCTTTCAAATTGTCGGAATCATATCTTTTAAAAGTAATATACTCCTTTATCTCCATTATTGAATCATTACTGTCAATATTATTAACAATATCGTCTAGTAACGCCTTGAAGGAATTTGTGAAACACGCACTAATGTTAGGGGTAACGTCAAATTTTGAGATAATAAAACTATGTCGCCCCTCAAAGGTAACTGAATATTTCTTGTAAAAAAAAGATTTTATTCTCTCTTGAAGATTAATTAAAAGAGAAAACCGAGACTCTGAAAAAAAAATCTTATTCGTGAAATATCCTATAAAAGTCAATACCGCGGTAGATATGATAGTGTCAATAAAAGGATTAGTCGTCTTGAAATAATTACAGACGGATAATTTTATAACGTCGTTGAAGGTTTTATACATAATATCCGCCATTACGTATAGAACAATGAAATGTTTAATATCTTGTTCTTTATATAATATAATGTTTTTCACAGCTCTTATAAATAAGAAGGAAATATCTTATTAACTCTTCACTCGTATGATTCTCCAGCCTATAACATTTAATTTTGTCTAATTGTAAATAATCTAGCTCGCGCGTAAGTTCCGCAATTTCGCATTTGTTATCTAGTAATAAAAAATCGTTAGACGGAACTTTATATAGCTCCAAAACGAATTCCATGTTTTTTCGCAACGATTCTAAACCGATGATACAATATTGTTTTTCATAATTCGGATTTGTAACCAAATTACAATACTTGTAGTTATAGTTTTCTCTCTTCCATATTTGACTCCGATTTAAAATATATTTTTCGTCTTCATAACCTCCCACTTCTTTCATCCTATTTTGAATATTATAATCTTGATAGCACTGTGGCATAATATGACACGGCACCAAACGGTTAATTTCCGCGTTTCTTATGAGAGAAAAATTATTGTTATTATTGTTCATATATTGTATATAGCCTAACTTATGAATCCTCACCATTTTTGTATTAATTGCGGTTCTCAATAATAACTCATAGTCGTCCGCTACCGGTAAAAATTCCGAGTAGTTACCTATTTTAAGGAGGGTTTCCCTTCTCCATATTCTCGGATGATTCGGTATTCCCACTATGTGACTTAAGGTAACATTATTAATGTTGTTGGAACACACAACATTTATCCACTTGTTTTTATACTTTTGACAGTAATACCCACCATATCCCAGGGCGAAAAAATCTGTCCCGTAATGATAATTGTCGCCGTTCTCACAAATGTTTGCATAATCCATATAAACAAATCCAACCTCTTCATTCTTATCAAACTCATTTGCTGCCAAATCTAGCATGTCCGGAATTATTTCGTCATCATGGTCCATTTCAAGGACATATTTGCCGCGACATAGAGAAACGGCTTCGTTTTTAACATTTCCTATGCTGCCACTATTTTGGTCCCGCTTATATAATCTGATTCGTTTATCGTTTTTGAAAACAATACGCAAAAAATCAAAATGTTCATCCTCGGGCGAATCATCCAGAATTACCCACTCCCAGTCTTTCAAAGTCTGTTCTTTGATGCTAGTATATGCTCTTATTATTTTGTCATAGGATTTATAACAAGTTGTAAATAGAGAAAATATCGGGCGGGTATTTTTGTGTTGCATGGAAACATTGTTTATATAACAAAAATTAATTCCTGAATTCAAAACGTGGATGTTTTCAAGTTCCTCATTTTTAGAATAATGTATCCAACGCATCCGAATTCTCGGACAAATGACATTATTAATGCCGACAACATATTCTTCCTCTGTTTCACCAAAACTAATTAATAGATGATTGTTAGAATCATATAATTTATTCAAATCGTCATACTTGCTAGTAATATCAGTTATTGTAAAAAGTAATTCATCTTTTCGTTCTTTGAATAATTTGTCAATGTGAGAATATTTTTCGTTCCTAAACAATATTACAAAAGGATATCTCATTATCTATTCTATTCATAAATTGCAATTTTTAAGTAATTGTGAAAGAACAATTTATTTTGAGTATTTTCCCCGAATATTTCTAATAAGATACTCAAAATAAATTTTTATTTATTGACATGGGTAATCCATGACCAAATAAAATCATGTATGTCAATATCAGCGAAGCCAGTAAAATACTCCGGTTTTCAGCCACGACTTGTTTTTGACCAAGTATGAAAATCATAAAGAGATATAACAAAATGCCGATTATCGCGGAATGAAACAACATCGCTCGTCCGCTTTCCATATATATATATATATATATATATATATTATATTCTAGAAAAAAAAATTATCTAATGTGTGACTTTTCACCGAATTATCGTTTTACATTTTCGTCATCAGAATCATCTTCATAGTCATCTTCACTCAACTCGGAACCAATATCCTCCAGCTCCAACCCCTCTAGCTCTTCTGTCTCATCACTTTCGTCTTCCATTTCTTCGCTGCTATCTTCGGTCTCAAATTCAGAGTCTTCGTTTTCACTATCCACAACAAATCCGTCTTTCAAGTATCCATTTTTTGTTTTTTTGTGCGCGGGAACATTTTCCAGTTCGTCAATCTCATTTTCATCATCAATGCATGTTGCAGATAAATCCTCAAATCCGCCAAATAATTTTTCGTATATTTTATTCCAAAGAGGTATATCAAGGACAACTGGTGTTTTATCTTCGCAAACTTGCGAACAAACTAACGCACAATTCCCGAAAAAAAGAGTATTGTCAACTGGTGGCGGGAAATCATATTTATTTTCGGTATTCGCCTTCCCCTCTGTTTTAGCATAAAGTGAAACAGAGTATTTAGTCCCCTCAATTTTTACCGGATTCCATTCCGTCTGCTTAGTAAAAAAATCTGCTTTTTTAAAACCACATTTCTTGAACAAATCGTCCTCCTTATAATCTTTAATTGTAGTTTGTTTCAAATTGCCGCCCTTTTCAACGATTATTATTGTTCGCGACATTATTTGGCGATAATAATATTTGTTGAATGGGTTTAAATAGTTTCTGTTATTTATTAATAATCGCTTACGCATTTAACTAGAACGAATGCTAAAAAGAAACGTGGTAGTAAAACAAACCATTATACCACAATGCAAAATTTATATCAGTAACTATAATCCAAAAAATATATTGAAAAAAATTCACATCTTGGAACCGCATTTTGTATCAAACATAGTAAAAAAGGATATCGTGAGTGCAGCCGGGTTTTTTGAACTAGACGAGAAAAATAATAAAATAACGAAACTTAAGCAATGTGATAAACCGGTTGTTAAAAAGCGGTTTTCTGACATAGAATTATTACTTGATTTCAGTTATTATAAAAAGCTCGGGGAACAGTTTCAAATACCATGTGAGCATAATTTATTGGTTTACCATGAGTTTAAATATTGCATCAATAATGAAACAAACAAACTGTATTTAGTGGTTGAAGGGGTTTATTCAGAACCACCGACAACAAATAAATACGCTTTTTTTTGCCCAACAAACATATATTTTTTTCTGAGAGACGATTTTGATAATATATTGATAGAAAAGGAACTTAATGAGTATTTATCGTTATTAATCTAATATCCTAATAAATATATCAATGATTTTTTGGGGAATTAAAATTACCATTACATCCGTGATTTTTATATTACTAGTTCATCATCTATTTATTTTTTTCAGGGAGACATTGACTGTTCCTAAAATAAAAGACATGGTTAACGCACCTGTGCAAAAATATGAACAAATGTTTAATACTATTAATTCAACGCCTCAGTCAACGCCTCAGTCAACGCCTCAGTCAACGTCTCAGTCAACGCTCCTGAAAAAAGATGAACCGTCTCATCTAGATACCACCAGCATGAAGAATGAATTGAAAAACTTTTTAAAATCTCAACAGGTTAATAACTCAATAAATACGACCAATATATCATCATTAGAATCATCACAACAGTATGCGTCCTACTAAAAGTGTATATTTATAAGAGAATTAAAGACTTGTTGTTATCTTCTCCTATAATGTTCCTATCAGAGACGGAGAGAAACCAGCTAATGATGGGGTTTCCCAATGTAAAACTTTCTTATGAAACGAATATACATAAGAAAGTTTATAATAGTAAATATGTGGTCGCTATTCCATATGGTAAAAAATACTTTGCGTGGTTTACGGAATTCAAGAGTGAAAATGTGTGTGTTTTGTTGGAAATAATACAGAATAAACAGTTGGGAGTTGTCTCTATTTTTTCCGCTTGTTTTTCTGGCGAATTGTCATACGGAACTATTTTTTATGGGACAAAGTTATTTTTGAATGGGTGTAATTTTTTTTGTGTGGAAGATTTGTATTATTATAAAGGTAAAAATGTGTCCGACTTAATCTTTTCAGAAAAATTAAATCATATTCATAACATATTTTCGTCGGAAATAAAACAAGTCTCTTATCATAAGAATATGATTGTATTCGGGTTACCATTTATAGGGAATAACGTGTCGGACCTCGTGGAAGATGTCGTGAAAAAACTAGCTTATAAAATACGTTTATTGCAAATCAGAGAAGGTAGAGAAATTTATAATATGAGATACGCAGAAGAAAATGTATTCCATGAGGAAGCGGCGCCCCCATCAAAAGAGAAGAACGCTGTAAGAACGATTGAACCTAAATCACTTTATAAAAATGAATTCAAGAGAGAAAAAGTTTTCAAGGTTACTGCTGATACACAAACAGACATTTATAATTTATTTAATGGTGATACATTTTATGATATTGCTTATATTCCGACATATGATTGTAGTGTAATGATGAACACTCTTTTCAGGAATATTAAAGAAAATATCAATTTGGATTCTATAGAAGAAAGTGATGACGAAGATGAATTTGAAAATGACAAAACCGATAAATTCGTCCACTTAGATAGGTCATATGACATGGTATGTTCTTTTAATAATAAATATAAAAAGTGGGTTCCATTACGTTTAGTTTGAGTAATCAATAAATATACTGAATTATGTTATTCACAATTATCTTAATAGGAATATTATTGGGAGGCTCATAAAAACTACATTTTTCGGGTTCAAATAATTCAATTGCTGATTTTTTAGTGGGATTTCTGGATATTTCAACAAATCTTACCATTGGATTTTGAATTCCGATTTTACCATCATAAATCCCGAAGCAACATGCCGAATTATTGGATTTGATTATATAATACGCACCCTCTATTAGTTCTTGTGTTTTTACCATTTTAGGAAAATTGTTTGATTGCATTATAACTGAAAGGAACTGTTTACTTTTAATTGATTTTTAATAAAAATATTGTTATAATTTAGATATGGTAAAAAATACAAGGACCCCTAGCGAATCTGCTGTAAAAACCGACACACTTAGTAGCGTAACTGCCTCGTCATATGATGGAGATAACGAATATAGCTCAGAAAAAGACTATAATTCCGGTGAAGAAAGTGCTGCTGCTCTTGAGACATTTGGTAGAAAAGTAATAATAGATGGTGGAATGCGTGGTGGCGGAGGAACAGGAATGGACGATATTCCCGACTCTCTTAATTTAGCCGGAAGAATGAATGGTGGTAAAAAACGTAGGAAAACTAGGAAAACCAAGAAAACCAAGAAAACCAAGAAAACTAGGAAAACGAAATAAATATATTTACGTAATATATACATATGAATCCATTTCAATTTAGAAGTTCTGATGTCCCGACAATAAATAACAATCTTGATTCAAAAATAGTAAATCCCGATGGGGCTCATTATACGGGCGGATTCGGAAGTAATGAAGTGGCGTGTCATAATAACATTCCAGCCTTTACCCGATTACAATCTGGTGGCCGGACAAAAAAAATCCGCAGAAAAATTAAAAATATTGTTAATAAGTATAAGAAAATGCGCGGCAGAATGACTCTTGGTGGGATTAGGAGAAGATTGACGAAAATGATGAAGACCCGTGGTGGCAAAATGATGAAGACGCGTGGTGGCAAAATGATGAAGACCCGTGGTGGCAAAATGATGAAAAAATGTGGCGGAAAGATGAGCAGAAAACGGGCACACAGACAACGCGGAGGATATAGCCAATATGAATCAAATATTCCTGCCGGTGCTGGGTATTCAACTGGCGGCAATTTATCGCCATCATCAAGTGCTTTAGCAAATCCGGTCCCATTCGCTTCATTACCAAGAACCGTAAACGGAATTGATAATTATAACCATTTTACCAAGACTGGGTTTCAAGTATAAAACGGCGTTACACATGTAAGAGACAGATTTTCTAGATAATAAGTATAGAATGAAAGTGGGAACTATTGATTATGGGTCTTGGAAAGATGGTTCTTCCGTATTTAAAGACAAAAAAGGATTTTATATAATTGACATTAATGATAAGGGTAACGAATATAAAAAATATTTAAAAAATTGGAAACCTACCGGTCTTTATCAACCATTATATTTAGATAAATCAAAGAATAAATGGATTACCCAAAAAACGCGGATTAAAAATAAAAATAAAACACAAAAATTAAATAGACCATCGCCATCTTATCCCGCAAACGATTATTGCGGAAAGAATAAAAAAGGAAATGATGGAAATATGTATATTTCAAAGAAAAATAAAAACGGCGTGTGTAGGTGGGTAAAATCAAAATAAATAAATTCGTTGTAAAACTATGATTGTGGCTTGATAAAAGATTTTATCAAACATTTTCCTCCTTCCATCCCCCCAAATAATTCTTTCTTGGGCACCAATACCGTCTTCCATTTTGACACGTCAGAGTCATAATTTTGATTAGACGAGTGTATTATTTTATAATTTTGTTTCTTATAAAATGATTTCCGCTTCGTCCACTGATTCTTAAAAGTAGAATGTTCGTCAATAATATCAACCACCACTGGTGTGCCATGCTTTTCTCTCAATATTCGTCCCACAGCTTGTTCTATATCCGTCTTCGGGGTCGCCATTATAAGGGTCGTCAATGTTTTAATATCTAGTGCCTCGGCCGCCATGCTATACGTCGCAATAATTACCTTTTTCCCCTCGCTTTCTTTCAGCGCGGCTTCCTTCATGCCGCCAATATAATATCCCACCGTCGCGATGTTTCTATGTTGTATCGCATCATAGAAATACTTTAAAATACTTTTATTATGTGCCAATATCATGATTTGCTGTGCGGGGTTTTCGGCAATCATGTCGGTCAACACCTTTAATATAAATTCACTCCTATGATTATACTCGCATAATTTACAAATCATGGTGCTATATTTCACATTTCCACGATAATCGGTCTCAACCTCGGCAAAGTCGGGATTTCCTGAAACATAATCTATCGCTCGCACTACAACCGCATGCTCCTCATCTCTCGTCCCCTTATACACCACTTCTCCTAAAAACATCTTGAATACATAGGTTGTGCCATCCTTGCGGTTCATTGTCGCCGACAATCCCAACATATATTTTGTAACCAACTTAAAGAGCGCGCCGGAAAACACTTCGCTAGAAATATGATGAACCTCGTCTATGATTGTTAGCCCGAATGAGTCAAACGTAGATGCCGGATATTCCTTCATGGAAAGCGACTGTAACATTCCCAGGACAATATCTTTGTTATCAATATCTACAATTTGTCCTTGGATTTTTCCGACACGTGCAGTAGGAAGAAATTGTGCGATTCTCTCAATCCACTGGTTCATCAAAAACTCCTTATGGACAATTACTAATGTTTTCTTTTTTATTTGTGAGCATATATGCAACGAAAGTGTCGTATTATGAGTTACTGTAAAATCACCCAATACAAATCTTTTGTTTCCGTCTATTTCAAAACCATAATAATCATCCACTTCCAGCTTTTCCAAAGTTATTCTATAATTTAATATATCCTTAATAAGTCTTTTAGGGTGTGCACGTTTTCTTTTACACATTACGGGTATTTCCTCCAATCCTTTTCCACATATATTAGTTAAATAATATGTTCCTTTTTTAGGTCCGCCTGGTGCATTTGTGCAAGTTTTTGTTACACGTTTTTTAAATGCCCAAAACCCCAAAGAACGGGAAAGATATATGATGTCGTCTAACAAACGCTCATTTTTTTGAGTAACCTCATAACAATTTCCAAAATAATATCCGTCTGAATCTATAATTCCTGCCAATAATTTCAATCTATTTTCTTTAGTATTGCATTTATAATGATGTGGAATATGTTTATTATTTAAAACGTTAAATTTTCTCAAAAAATCCATAAGAATATTATTATTATGTGATGAATTTATTCTATAGTCATATTGCGAACCTGTATATTTCAGATAAAGAGATGTATGTTTGTTCTTAAAGCAATCCACCATGTATTTTATAACCGTAGATTCTTGCGTTGATATTTTGGCGTCACTAGACGAGCCATCGCCTAACCAGTAACCGAACAAATATGGGTCAATTTCAATTGGTGTCTCATCAAAATAAATCGGAACTCTATATCCATACAGAACACCGCCTCTTCCATGAAAACTTTTGGGTAAATCCAAATAATCTAACACAGAAATGTCAACCACCGTTCCCTTTTTCAATTCCTTACTATGATTCGTGGAACATTTTAATGATAAAATATGACTTTCGTTTACAATATACCCGTCTCCCTTTTTTGATGATACTTTATACATCATTTCTCTACCTCTTGCTAACGAAATAATATTTCTTGGAGTAGAATCGTCTCCCATAATAATGTCATCAACTTTTATATCTTGAACTAATTTAATGCTTCCGTCAAACATCATAACCTCGGTATTTTTTCCCAAACATTTTCCGTACGCACAGGGAAGCTCCAGTAAGCCCCCACCATTTCCGCAATCCACATGCTGCATAAATTTTTCCACTACCGGGAGTTGATTCTCTCTTAGTTGACCGGAAAAGGGGACCTCAATATTGTCGCCCTCTGAAACCAGTGATTTCTTAGGAGGACCAAAATGTTTTTCTCCGAAATAACGCGGGACATAATATTTATTGGGTGATTCACGATAAGTGGGAAATGTATGCGTGCTTATGGGTCCTACACCACCCTGTGATGTGGGTTTTATAGTGAGTTCTTTTATAATAAGCTCTTTTTGTTCTTGGGTCAATTCCGATTTCAATATGGTGTACCCCTTTTGACCTAGATAGGTGTTTAGCATTGTTAATGAATCAAGATAATTGCATTAAATTATATTCAATTATAAATTAAATTATTGATTGACAATAATAAAATCTACGAATATGATATATGAATACTTTTTCTGATTTATTCAAAAAGGAAAATTATGGGCAATTAGCTCTTCTTATTCTTTTCATTATTTACTTAATTATGGAATACCAAATGCCCGACCCTGTTGCACAAATCATTGACTCGGTATACGGAAAAGTCGTCGTTATTCTAATTGCAATTGTTTTGTTTGTTTATGCGAATCCAGTTTTAGGTGTTGTCGGATTTTTTGTTGCTTTTGATTTAATTCGTAGGTCCACAGTTTCTACAGGAAATTATGCTTTAGAACAATATGCGCCCACTGAACAAAAAAAATATACTAATTTGACAGCGTATAACCAGTTTCCTTATACTTTAGAACAAGAAGTGGTGAAAAAAATGGCTCCCGTGAAAGCGGGAGAAACTACGGAAGCCGCGTCTTATACACCTATTTTAGACAATTTATATGATGCTGCTCCGCTCAACAAAATGAACTAATTTGATTTTTTTGAAATGTTGTTGTATATTCCTAGAATCACTGCTACTAGCAAAAACGTTCTCCCGTTGTTACCTCCACCGCCACCACCACCACCAAAACCATCATTATGTCTATAATGCGTAGAAGAATAGAATCTACGCATTATGTAGTGTTTATTTAACCGAATCATTGTCACTAGTGGGAGAGATATTTTTGATTCATTTTTGATTCATTTTTTTTAGTCACTGTAATGTAAGATGGAACCCGAACCTCAACATCCTCGTTTTGGGCCATTGAAGGTTGATGTTAATAATTTGAAACCCGGCATAAGATATAAATACATAACCACAGAAGGAAGAATATACACTGGCATTTTTTATAACTCTTCACTTGATCCCGGAGAAAATCAACTAAGGAGATTATTTTTTCGTGATGTAATTGACGAAACTGATCCAACAATCTTGAACCGTACACAGATACATACTTTGCCAGAAAATACTGTTCAAGAAATATTCGTGGTAACTTACAGAAACATGCCAGCTGATTTGAATCGTGAAATTTCAAAATTTGGTGGTAAAACAAAATATAAAACCCGGAAAACGAAAACTCGGAAAACTCGGAAAACTCGGAAAACTCGGAAAACTCGTAAAACCAGGAAACATGTAAAAAAGTTTAATTATTAAAAATTGAATGATAACTTTATTGGATATTTTACAAACCATTAAAATGATTTCAACCATGAATTTGCCTATAGATGTGGTGATAAAGATATTACGATTTGACGACAGGTTTAGGGTTAGAGGTGGAGAGATAATAGATAAATTGGATAAAAATAAATACAAAGACATCATTCATTTCTTAGTCAATAAACCATTTCCTAATTTCACATATCATGTAATTGGACTGAGAGAGAAATCTTATGCAATTGCCTTACCCAAAGAGATACACATACGCTACAATTTAATATTTGATGCACATGATGAAATAAAAGAAATAGAAATATATTTATGGAAAAAATATCAATTTCTAAATAAAATAATTTGTGAATAAAGAGGTCTTTTAAGTGAAGTGTGTAATAGTTTTTACACTTTTTTTCATTTCAAACGCCGATATTACAAAAAATTGACCTTATTACGTTTTTTTTCTTTATAAAATATATACCATGTCATATTACGACCATGGTAAATTTCTTCTTGAACAACAGGAAGAATACAAGCGAAAAGTTGAAGAGCAACAAGAAAAGCGAGTAAAAGAACAAAAGAATATAATTTTAGGAGAAATAAAACAACTAAAAGGAAATCAGGGTGATTTAAATAAAGTTTATACTAAGAAGGAGATTGCTGCTATTAAAAAAGCGGATCTTAAAGAAATTAAAGAAGAATTAATGCACGAACAAAAGGAACAATTAAAAGAAGTAAAAAGAGAATTTGATAACTCCGTAAAACATTATAAAAAACAAATAGCTCAGCGTAAAACTGAGTATAATAAAACAAAAAAACGCTTATCTAAAATAGATAAGGAAAATTTAGATATCATAATGGAAGAATTAAATGAAAAATGGGAAAAACAATGGGGAAAATCTCAAAAAAGCACCCGCAAAAATAAATAAAACAAGAAAGATTGAGAAACTTTATAAGTGATTATTTATAAAAAGATATAAATAATCGGCGGTTGAAATAAAAAATGTGTAATTCTACACCCTTGAAGATTTCATAACTTGTGAAAATGGAACGCCTTTCAGGCGTTCTACTAGATTTTCAAGGGCAACGTTACCGACAAATACTTATTTTCGCATGAATGAAAAAATAACATTCATTATTTTTTCATTCTTAATTTTTCTGCATTACTAACTAGCTCGTTGAAGCCACTTTCGGTACGGTTTTGATAGAACCAGGAAATTCACCAGTAGTAATGTATTTCAATAAATAGTGAAATGCGAGTAAAGTAATGATAAAAATCAAAGATGATAAAAATACGATAAAAATCGGACTGTTAAAAATTTGGTCAGCAGAAAGTCCTATATGGATATCGGGTTTTTTCTTCACGGTTACATTTTCTTCTTCTTCAGAAGACCCCGTTGGTTGACAATCTATATAAATATCATCTCCTAATCCTGCAGAACCATTCGTAGGTCCTTTATTACTTATGGTAAGCCCTGAACCGGTCATTTGTGTTGAGTCTTGTTGTATGCATTTTCTTAGTGTTGCTAATGAATCGCTTGTTATTGAAATAGAATCTGAGATACCAAAGACAATATATTCAGAATTTTGTGTTTTGTTTTCATATTTGTAAAATGGTTTCATGGGAACAATATTATTCAGTGTAAAATCATCAATTTGCGCAGTGCTCTGTCCAGGCGCATTTGCTCCCATAGAAACCGCTTCTATAACATTTGTTATAATTTTAGTAGCATTGCTTGTGGCATTGGTTGTGTTGATCGGAACACAAATAAATAATTGTTTGTTGCTTCCGTTATCGGGATTGTGGATTATCATTAGTTCGGCATCCGCATTTGACCCATTGAATAAATGACGTGATGGTGAAACAAGTAACGCATCCGTAAGATTATATTTGACATTGTTATAAAGGACCGGAGGATTGGAAGAATGGAACGAAACTGTTATATTAATTCCGGTAGTTGCATTTTGTCCGGTAACACCGTTTGATTCCGGATAATTAAATGATAACGCGCATTTAAAAGTGCAGGAACCAGTAACATTTGATGACGATATATTTATTGGTTGGTCTGACATTTCACTAAACTAATATATGTATATAAATAAAATAACAAATATTTATATATATTAAGAATGAATTTGACAAAAGGAAAAATAGTAAAACTATTTCGTAAGAAAAAACAAACGGTGAAAAAATATAAAAAGCGTCCTCAACAAAGTGTTCAGGGAGGTGGAGCGAAGAGGACATTTAGAAAAAGAAAATCTAGTTTAGACCTCTCTAAAAAAACCCTCAAAAATTATAGAGGAGGTGTTTCCCCTGCGGGCGAAGAACCCGATGCACCCGCTGCACCCGCTGCGCCCGCTGCACCCGCTGCGCCCACTATAGTGGTTGACCCCGTTGCACAAGTTCCAACCAATAAGCTTGACGAAGAAGAACAAATACCTTCTTTAGAGAAAGCAGAGGAGGATGACGACACTGAACGTTTGCCTATCGCCGAACCAATAAGCGAAACCAAACCAGAATATTCATCTCCTCTAGAGGGGACGGTTGATGAAGCGCCCGTTGGTGAAGACAAAGCGGTGCTTGAAAGTGATATGGCTGAAAATGTCGTTCCTGAAACCACTACCGATGCAGACGATTCCTCTAAAAAATTAGAGGAAGCTACAAAATTGCTTGTAGATTATTTTGCCGGACGCGTTGCTGCCTCTATGAACGGAAATAACGGCGGTATTCAATCTGGAACAGAACCTGTCACAATAGCAGGAGATATAATGGCTACCGAAATTGATTCAAAAAAGAAAGATGGTGACGAAACTAGCGATTCAGATGTTAAAGAGGTTACTTCTGAAGAACAGCAATCTGATGCGGTGGGAGAAGCTGATGAAGAGGTGCGACCTCTTGAAGAGGGACAATCCGGTGCAGTAGGAGAAGCTGGCGAAGAGGGACAATCCGGCGCAGTGGGAGAATCCGGTGCAGTGGGAGAAGCCGGCGCAGTGGGAGAAGCCGGCGCAGTGGGAGAAGCGGGCGCGGTGGGAGAAGCCGGCGCGGTGGGAGAAAACAACGAAGAAAATATTAAATTAGATGTTGAAGATTTGAATACAAAACCGTAAATTCAATTCCTCTTTCTCTCGGGAGATGATTCCTTTTTACACTTTTTCTTATTCAAAAAGCGTAGAAATATTTTATTTTACGCCCTTTAGGATTTCGTATCTACCTGATTTTACGTGTCGACAAATAAAAAAATATACATATATAATAATGGCGCGTTCAAGAAAAACTATGTTTAAAAAAAAGGCACAACGAAAATTTAAAAAAAATACAAAACAAACTAGGAAAAAACATGGCGGTGGTGGTGGAAATACATTAGTTGGACCTTTAAACCAAGAGTATAGAATTTATCCCGAGGTGGATCCAGAAAACCCCCCCATGTTTGGAACGAGTGAATTATTGTGGACTGATACGCCTATATCAATCCCCGATAAAGGAACATATATAGGAGAATATTTTTTTGAGGATGGGATGCCTTTTATGCAAGGATACGGAAGACTTACATCTTTTGACAAGAACGAATCCAATGGATATTTTGATATATATGAGGGATATTGGGCTAGTGATGAAAAACACGGGTATTTTGATTTTGAATATAAGAATGGGGATTCAGGTGTTGCTAATTTTTTATACGACTATCCACAAAAAGCAACTGGAGAGACCACTCTATCTTATTACGATAATAAAGATAGTCGTGAGCATAACAGATGGATTGATCTTAATAAATCTCCGAGATATTATTATCACGACGGAAGATTTTACGAGGGAGAATTAGTTGTTAAAAATGGACGAGCTGTTCCAGCAAATGATACGAGTCGCCCAAGAACAATTTTTAATGTTGTCCCCGGTCCGACGGATTTTGTTAATTTTTCTGACGAAATTGTTCATGATGAAACCGCAGGCGAGGGATTTCTTATGTCTGATACAATCCCACCCGAACCAAAGGTTGTTAGCCAAGGTTCTAGATTGAAAAGTCGTTTTTCTGGAATAAAGGAGCTCCGCCAACGCGAAGAAGATGAAGTCCAAGAACCAAGCCAAGGTTCTGGTTTGAAAAGCGGTATTTCTGGAATAAGTGATATTCGCTCGCCCAAAGCCAAGGACCAAGAATTGGCATTTGTTAGATCACTCACTGCCAGTGAAAGAGGAATACAAAGTCTTGAAAAAAAAACTCCTCTTCCACCTATATCAACAAAAAAAGGAGGTAATAGACGACGGCGCAATAAGAAGACACGAAAAAACGGTAAAAAATGAATTAGAAGAATGAATTAGAAGAAGTATAAAGAATAATTCTTCTAATTTGAAACGTTTGACTCTTTTATCTTTCCTAAAAGTCATTCCTGAGAGAAAAAGTTATCATAAAAAGGGAATATATTTTATGGTATCGGTATCATATATTGTAGCTTTAAACGCCTCATTATATCCTTCCACATAAACGGAATCGCCACTATATAATTGATCGCACCCGTTATCACCGGTACAACTCCTTCCACCACTTGAAACCGGCAATTTAATACTGTTAAATTGGTCCGACATAGTATAATATTGCCATTTATATCGGTTAACAAAGAGCGGGCGACCCATTAGCGGCAAAATTTTCCCCGACCCATTATGAGGTGTCAGAATTCCCATCTGCCTATATGCAGTGTCTACTGCACCTATATTTGTGGAAACATTAATAGGAACACGCCGAGGTATAAAATAACGCTCGTCGCTTAATGGTGGCGTATAAGGATTTGAATATACGTCATTGACAGGGTAATTATTATAGGGATAATTCGGGGAACCAGCAAATATGGCGGTGGCGGGTCTTTTTTCGTTGATAACTACCGTGGGTGATGATGTATTTTTTATGGTTGATGCATAAACCATGTATCCTGTGACAAATAAAAAAATAAATATTAATACGAGGGTAACATTTTCAAAACAAATAATCCCGGGTGGACATTTTTTATACCTATTTGAAGACATGGTTTATATTAATATACATATATATAAGAATTTGGTCACTCTTTTTCCAAGATAACCACTCTCTCCTTAACACTATATTTTACCGCATATTTTGATGTTAATTCGTCAGGAATAATGATTTTCGTCTTTGTCGCATGAAGTGATGATTCATACTTTTGAATATTTTTACAATTTTTAATATTGCAAGATTTTTCTAAATTGTATGTAATTTTGTTGTTCTTGCATTGTAATAAACTATTTTTGATATTATTTAATACTTCTTCACAGATATCAGAATTGTTCATTTTTTACTATATTTATGAAAATAATATAGTAAAAGTTAATTAACGCGTTTCATTTATTGTTTCCCGAAATTTTTCGCCATTGATGCCAACCCGTCTAAATTCTTCATGTCAAAACCTTGTAACATGGATTTCGCTTGTTCCAATAAAGGCGACATTCCTTTCATCGCATCGGCTAATTGGGTTTGTTGTTCCATTAATCTTTGTGTGTCGCTTGTTAAGTTTTTGATTCCATCGCCACCCAGAATTTTATTTAAATCCGCATATGCATCTTCTACTGTTGCAGCATAATCAATGCGGCTGCCTTTTTTATACATAGTAGTCATTGCGGATTTTCCTTTTGGTACTACTTCTTTTAATTTATCTTCATCTTCGGCAATGCGATTAGTAAGGTCCTTAATTTCTCGTCCGTTTTTGTGAAGCATATTTGTATTATCCTCAAAAGCTTTCGTATATTTACCATCATTCAAGTCGTCCGTTGATTTGTCACCCGAATTGTCATCAGACATACTTCCGGACATGTTGCCTGGCGCGTCATATCCTGACTCATTTCTATTCATACTTGGTAGGTTTTTATCCGACTCTTTTCTCTCATTTTTCTTATCTTCATATTTCTTATCTTCATTTTTCTTATCTTCATTTCTCTTATCTTCGGTTTTTTTGTCTTTTTTATCTTGATGTTTCTCGTCTTTTTTACCCGAATGCTTCTCACGACCCTTTTCTTTTTTGTCATCACGTTTTGATTCCATTCCTTCCTTTATTTGCGCACCCACCATTAGCAAACTAGTAATAACAAGTGGTGTCAACAAAACCACAATCATATTTTTGCTAAAATTATGTGCTAAATAGGCGACTAAAATAAAGAAGATAATGGCATTTATATTTCCACTAATCATGTAACCCAACAAATTAACAATTGCTAAAAAGAATACCACGTATAAAACATACTTATTTTCCAATAGCTTGTTTATTATCTTTGGAATCCTCATAATATATATATATATATCGTTTTTAAAAAAATTGATATTTGTAATAATTAATTATACCACAATAAAACAAGTTAACCTATATGCCGCGTAATTACAGGTTGGTTTTATGTGAGCTTTTTCATCCGGAAATTCACGGGTTTTGTCACAATGATAGTAGTGAAGATATAAACGGGCATTATATGACTATCCATAGCGTAAAATATGACAACGAATTGTGGAGCGATCATGGTGAATCATATGATGGGGATGGCGAACATGGCGATGGCGATGATGGTGATGATGATGAATATTCAATTTTTACAGATATATTAGATTTATATAAAGCAAAATATCATTTATATACGTCGCATAACACAATGAATCCCCATCCAATAATCCGCAATTATAATATGATTATTTCTAAATCAAATTATATTAAACCAGAAATTGCCAAGATTGAAATTTTACCGGGGAATGAAAGTATTTGCATAATAAAAACATTTTGGTTAAGAATTGTCCAGCGAATGTGGAAAAAGACATTTGCTGAGAGGAAAAGAATTCTGGAAAAGAGAATTTTACCGCAATCGCTTTATGTGCGACAATTAACCGGAAAGTGGCCCCGCGATTGTTCTATTTTACCTGGAATCAACGGAATGATGACGATAGTTTAGTTTGTCGTTTCATGCGTGGTGGTTTCTTTGCTACTGCGTTTTCCGCTGGTGCGTTTTCCACTACTGCGTTTTCCAGTACTTTTCTTACTATTTTTTTTTGTCTTTGAATAATTTGCAATAAACCCGCCCTTTGTTGATTTGTTCCTGCGATAATTTGCATTAAATCCGCCCCTTTTCGTTTTCTTATTACCACCTCTCCTCCCGGGAAACCTTTTTGGAGGCATTTGAACAAAGGTGCTTCTCCGACCACCCGAGCTTCCTTGACCACCCGAGCTTCCTTGACCACCCGAGCTTCCTTGACCACCCGCCTCACCACCTTCGTTTCCTGCCGGAGCACCCTGTTGCGCCAAAAGATTTTGTAAACTACCCTGAAGTTGTGCAGCACCATCTAAAGCATCTTGATACTCGTTTTCATTATCTTGAAGTTCTCCCAACAAAGCATCAAAATCATTATTTAAGCCGTTGACAACCTCCTGAATTTGAGCTTTTTCTTGAGTAAGTCTATCTCTTTCTTGATTTGCGGCTATTAATTGTTGCTGTGCAGCTTGAACTCGGATTAACGTGTCTTGTTGTTCTTCTCGGGCTTGTCGTAATTCATCTTCAGCCCGCTGAGCCTGTTGTTGAGCCGCTTGTTGACCTTGTTCCGCTTGTTCAGCTCGTTGCTCTAATTGTTGCTTTGCAGATTGTATTTGAGCTTGCGTAGATTGTTTGTCTTGTTGAGCTTGTTGCTGAACTTGTGCCAACTGTTGTTCCACATTTTGCTTCGCTTGTTGAGCCTGGGCTAGATCTTGTTGAGCCTGCTGATATGTTTGTTGAGCCTGATTCAGTTGATTTCGTGCATCATCTTTATCACGATTCGCTTGAGCCAGTTGTTGTTGTGCACCTTGTCTCTCCCGGCTTGCTTGGTCTAATTGTTGTTGATTTTCATCCGCAGCGTTGTTTGCAGCATCTAATCGTCTCTGTAATTCGGTTTTCTCGTTTACACGCGCAGCCAAATCTTCCCTTAATCCCGTAATAAGAACACGAATTTGATTAACTAATTCGGATGTTGCAGCAATTCTAGCACCAATCTGTTGTTTAAATTGGTCCCGATTATTATTTGAACGACCAACCGCGGCTCGCACTAATTGAAATTTTTCTCTTAATTGTTGAATGGTTATTGGTGGATTCATGTATACTATAAGTCAACATAATTCTATTATGAATTTGCGAGAATTTCATCTAAACTCGCTTTAATTTTGTCTATTTCTTTCAAAATTGCTTGTTGGTCTTTTTTTGATTGTTTTATATCCTTCTCGGTCAATTTTCCGCTTACAATCAAATTGTCCAAATAATTGCTCAAGGTTTTCATCGCCTCTTGCTGTTTTTTTTTATCTTCAACAACATATTGAAAATATTTATTATAGTCTTTTTTCACATTTTCCAAGAACTTATTTT